ACTCAGACAACATAGAGGTCAATTCAGCCTCAGCGTCGATTGAGTGATATGCATTCAAGTCTTGAGCGAACTCAGGAGTCCAACTTGCTTTCAACTTACGAGTCTTGGCAGTGATTGGAATAGAACGCATTACCAAGTCGATTTCTGGAATGCTCAGATCGTCATTAGATCTGTTAGCTTCGAAATCACCACGGTTGTCATTGGTTGGTTGACGTTGATAAACAACTTCACCAGTAAATGAACCAGTAGTTACAGCTGAACCAGTAAACACGAAAGTTACTGAGTTGTTAGCGGTGTTGATAGTAGTAAAGGCTGGAAGCACTGACAAGTAGCTAGAACCTGATTTTACTGCAAAGCCTCTTACACCAGCAAAGTCTGCAAAGCTTCTGTAATCAGTTGAAACTGATGCAGTAGTTACAGTGACGGTTTTGAAAGTACTAAAAGATGAGGTAAAGTTACCATCATAGTTGAAGGTAGACCAGGTAGCTGAACCAGTGGTTAGGAGAGTGAATGCAGATCCGGTTTGGTTAATTGAATAGCCAAACTGACCAGCACCATAAAGACCATCAGAAGCATCTCCGGTAGTATCAGTAATACCTTGTAAGGTACCTACTTGATTTTTACCAGTTATGTCGAAGCCTTTACGACCATCAGGACGGTTTTGAGTAGAATACTTGTAATCCAAGTAGAATACTAGACCAGAAGGTAAGTTCATCGGCTGTACAGAAACGAATTCTTTAGCAGCGATTTCAGCAAATACCCTTCTGATAAGAGGTAGAGCTACTCCAGTCCATTGCTCATAGCCACCTGCGTTAGCACCGGCACCGGTCATGGAGTTTTCTTTTACAAGCTGTTTTGCTTGGTTTTCTAGAAGTACAGCCATGCTGTTGACTTCAGTTTCGCTTCTTAGTCCTTCTAACAGACCGGATTTCTTCCACTTACTGATAAGTGGTTTAACTTCCGACATACGATCTTTGTATGGGTTAGCAGAACCAAGTAGCTGAGTTGTAATGTTTGTTGCCATTTTGATCTTGGTTTTTTGGTTAATTAAAAGTTTTTGTTAATTCCTGCGAGTTTTTGGAACCTAGCAATTTGGTTGTTCGATTCTAAAATAGGTCTCTTGGTGCCTTTAACTGGAGCAGATGAGAAATTCTCAACTATACGCTTTCCTTTGTTTTTAGCAGGAGCCTGTTTTGCAATCGATTCAGCGATTGTTGCGTAGATAAGTTTTGTTTCACGCACGTTTCTAGCTCTGTCGAAGGTTTCGATTACTTGAACTTTTTGGCTTTCGCTTAGGTTCTTAGCACGGAACACTTTGTTGACATAAAGTAATTTGGCGTTAAGCAAATTCACTTCGTTGATTTTGGATCTCAAGAACTTGATAACTCCATAAGCTTCCTCAAGATCTTTGTCTTTTTCGGACTCTTCTTCGTCATCAGCTTCCATCATCTTTTTCTTACGACGCTTCATGCCTTCTTCGGCCATTTCCTCTTCTTCAGAATCTTCTTCACGCAAAGCTCTTACAAGCTCATTGATGTCGATGTCTTCATCTTCTTCAGAGTGCATTCCTTCTTCGGCCATCTCATCTTCTTCAGATTCGTAATCCATTCCTTCTTCAGCCATTTCATCGTCTTCGCCTTCTAGCTCACGAATGATAGCTTCCAAATCTAGATCCTCTTCTTCAGCAGGAGCTTCTTCAGTGTCTTCCTCAGATGATTCCTCTTCGAAGTCCATATCGCCACCTTCGTCGCTGTAGTCCTCTTCTTCGAAATTCTCTTCGGTTTCATCTTCCATGTCCATGTCCATGTCCATTTCATCGTCCTCTTCGGAGATGTTTGCGAGCTTTCTAAAACGCGCTGTTTCCGGCATCTCTTCCACCTCTTCATCCTCCATCTCCTCTTCCTCTCTAATCTTTTTTGAGAGCATCGATTGCAATTTTGGTGTAAAGGCTTCCTCTAATGCCAGCTTTGCATTTGCTAATGCGGTCTCACGTACTGCTTTAGCGTCTGCGATTGCTTCCTTTAAAAGTTTGTCCATAATTGTTTTGGATTGTCTGCAGCTATTATTGAGCCACAATAGGGTTTAATTAAATATGGCATCATATCAAAATGATGCATTTAAGTATAAATATACCCTATCTTACCAAAAGCGCTGTAATAGTGCAGCTTTTGATGATTTTTTTATTCTATGTCGTTAAAATTAACAAAGATGTCGACACCATCTGGAATTACAGTTAGCATCATTCCGTCCTTTGTTACTTTTTTGACAATGCCTTGAGATCCGCGGAATCGCTGGTCTTTGTTATATCGCTTAACACTGCTAATATCAAAATCTACAGTGATATCATCTTTCTTAGGCATTTCTGGATCTGGCTCGGCTTTCTCCTCTTCCCCACCTTCCTCGGCTGCAGCATCCTCTTCTCCACCCTTTTCTGCAGCTGCATCATCCTCACCTTCCTTCTCACTATCACCTTTATCACCACCTGCTGCAAATGGATTCGCTCCGGCATCCTCTTCCTCTTCCTGCTCTAATAAGTCCTTTAATTTAATTGCACCTTCTTTGGCTGCAGCTTTCGTCTGTGCCTTTTTCAACTTCTCTTGTGCGTCTTTGAGACGAGCCTGGGCTGCTGTTACGTCAGCCTTATCAGCTGCAATCTCTTCCGGAGTCTTCTGCTCACGAAGTGCTGCTACAATTTCTCTGCGAATTAAATCCTTAAGCTCCTTAGATCTCATAGTACCTATTTAGCGTGCTCCCCATTTCTTCGTAGATTGATTCCAAACGCTGTTGCAATACATTTATTTCTTCTACAGTTTTACTAAAGGTTTTAGCACCGTTTTTTAATTCTTTCATGTTTCTTTTGACGGTTACTTGATCAAACCACTCTTCGGTTTCCGACAAGGTTACCTGCTCTGCCCTTTCAGCTAAAGTGGTCAGCTGCTTAGCAACTTCTTTCAAACGACTGTTTCTGTACACAGCTTCGGAGATTGCACTAAAGCCTTTGATCTCCTCAAGAAAGGCAGATTTTTGCTCGGTTGTTAATCTTACGTTAGATTCGTTAAGTATGTCTATTAGCTTCTTCATAGCAGTGTTATTATATTTGTAATTAAACCATCAATTGTTTCGTACTTGCCGGCCTTTCTAGTCAGTCCATTATAAGACTCATTCATCTGACCTCCATCCATAAAAGCACCATGAGTTGATGGATTAGATACTAGGTCCCAACACACGATCTCATAGTCATCTTGTACCTCAACCTTACCTTCACCAATTTCTCTTACACTACCCATCCCTCTAGAGCTAATGCCTAATTTGATACCGGCTTGGAATAATTGCTTTGCAATGTTGCCTGATGGTGTTGGTAGTAATTCTAATTTGCCCATTAGGGTGTTGCCATCCCACCACAAATCTAACATATTGTGTGATACGTTTGATAAGTTCACTACTGATGATTCTGGGTGGTCTAGTTCACCTAGAGCTCGTCTTTCGGCAATGAATGACTTTTTATATTTTATGGCCTCACGCTTCAACACATCCTCTGGATAGATTCTAGCGTTTTGATTGGTCGATCCATATCGCTGCAGTGGTCCTGATAGTATTAGTTTACCATTGTTCTGCTGCATGGATTCATTCAGCTGCTCTGGTGTATACTCGATCACACCTGCAAAGTCAACTATTAGCTTCTTACTCATACTCCTTTTGCTTTTCTGTACTTGGATGCAATTACGCTTGGATTATTCAAATAACCTAACTCAATAGTGTCTGAGCCGTCGTAGAAAGTAACCAATCCCGAACTGTCTACATCAAACTGATAAGGCTCTCCGTCGAGAGTTACATCGTAGCTGTTTGTACCACTGCTCTTACTTGCCAACTCAATGTCTTCGATCGTTACATCCTCCCCTGCAAGTATTAATGCATTAGCTAAATCCTGCTCTTGTTTAGCCTCATGCAATACTCTGCGTATTTCTTCCTTTATTAGATTTCTAAACTCCCTCGTCCTCATTCGCTTAGTTTTTTGAGTTTATTGCTTATTATAGTCATTCTCTCATTAATCTTAGCAATGTTTCTAGTTGTCTTTTTCCAGTAGGCTCCTGATGCTACATTCGACTCTGTCTTCAGACGGATACTTTGTGCCAATAAATGATTCACCTCAGCTAACCTTCTATTAATTTCTGCAATTGACTTGTTGACCTTTTGCACCGGAGTTGCCGATGGGTCATTCTTAAACTCTTTATATGATCCCTCCTTCAAAGAGATTACATCAAAGCTCTTTGCTGTACCTCTTTTAGGTGGCTTTTCGTAATATGCTGTTGCTGGATCTGCTTTCTCGGAAGCTTCTGATCCTTCGGCGTCTTCATCTTTATTAAACGCTTTTGGTGTAGAGTATGACGCTACATTAGCTGATACGGACATCTCATTTTGGATATCCTTAACATACTCTCTCAATTCCGCTCTTTCCTTCTTTGTTAACATTTCTTTAGCTCTTTAATAAGTTCCATATACATTAACATAGCTAACACATGATTTTCATTGACTAGTCTTACATCGTCATACTTTTTTGTTAGCTTATAAATCTCCTTCAGTTTGATTACTGTCACCCTATCGGTGACCTTTGGTAGCAGCTTTGTAATATTCTGTCTCACCACTTTGGCATTGGTTATAAGTATATCCTTCATTGTATCCGAATTCGATACGTTGTTAATATACTCACGCAGTAGGTTCTTTTGTTGTACCGTTAGCTTACTATATTTTTTATTAAAATTTTCAATTAACAATCTATATGCAAGTAGTCGCACCTCTTCTGTCTCCTTCTTATATTCTGCTATAGCCTTGCTCTCCTCGACTTTATGAGGTTTCTTCGTTGATTTACCACAAATGTGTTCAACAATAGAAAATCTGCAGTTTACTGCCTGTTCCGGAGTTAGCTTCGCCTTTGTGTTGGATTCGAACAAGTTATAAATTGACGCATACAGCTTGTAATCAGGTAATTGAGTGCGAGTAAAGGCGTCGATACTGTAGTTAGACTTAATCTCCTTGACGAGTTCATATTTTGCCTCCGATAGACACTTTGCATCTAATGCTCTTCTTGCCTTTAACACCTCTCTTAGTAATGTTTCTGCTTTTAATTCGCTCTTATACTTTTGACGGCTAAGCGATTCATACAATCCCAATTCTTTGGATAGTAATGTGCCTGGCTTGTAGTACTTTTGAATCAAACGCAGCGCTGGGGAAGTTTCTGTTCCTCTGATAGTGTCAGCTGCTACTTGTCTCGTTAAGAGTTCAAATAGAATTTGTGTATTCCTCAGCTTCGAATGTTTAAGTTTTGCCATGTCGTGTATACAAATAAATATGCAGGTTTTTGTTTAACTGTCCGTATTGTCTAGTAAATTTGACTCATCTAGCAGATTTGACTTACTAGCTGCCTTATACAACCCACTAATAACTCCTTTCTTTGCTTGTGCACTAGGTCTAAACATAGATTCTACCGCTGACTTTGCTATTTTGTTTTTATATTCCTTCACACTACCTCTGTAAGATGTCTTTTTATTAAATTTATTACCAAGCGGATCCCAACCTAGCGGGTGCTTATGCTTTCCATAGGTCGTGTGTGATTCTGGCCTTCCGGCACCTGGCCATCCACCTTCTGGGATTTCTCTTTCATCATAGCCAGTTGGTACATCGTCTCTACCACCACCTTTATATAATGAAGCGATATCATGTGGTGTGCCAAAGGACATCCCTGTTTTTGCCGGGTCGTTTCCTTCGCTTTCAATTTGAGCTAATCTGAATGTGTATTTCATATCTTCGACCACTCCGTCTATTTCTCGTAGATAGTCATCATCACTCATGTGGAAGATGTTCTCATAGACCCATCTCTTTGAAAAGAGCTTTTTATCCATCATATCACCAGCTAAGGTTACTTTGGAGGTCCATAACTCAATCTTTTCTCTTTCAAACACCGTAGAGGCTGGTGATAAGCTGATTGAAAAATCAACTAGATCATCGTCCTGAAATCCCTGTGCATAAAGGTGAATGATTGCCATTTTTGTGAGCTCGCTTTCGATGATGCGTTGAATTCTCTCAATTGTTCTTGCAAAACGGAAGTCCTGTGATGCTAAAGTTGATTTACCAGTTGTATCCTCCTCATAGCCTAAGTATGCTTTAGGTATTTTAAGACACGCCAATAGTCTATTTTTTAGATAATCAATATCCGCAATAGAATCATACTGCAGACCTGTTAAATTCTCAATATTGGTACCACTTTCTGCTCCACGAACTGGTAGGTAAAAGTCCTCAATCATATTCATGAGATTGAATTTCAGATTGTATTCACCAGTGTTTGGATCTACGTATGGTGTTTTTTTCATCTGATTAGCAATACGCTCAATATATGCATCAACTTCATTAGGTGGTATGTTACCTATATCAATTTTGAAAATACGCTTATCCGGTGCTCTCATAATTCTATGAATAAGCATCGCATCCTCCATCATCATAAGCTGCTTGTATACACGCCTTCCCGGCTCAATTATTGATCTGCCGTAGGGTAGAAAGTTAGTATCGCTGAGCAGTCTGAAGTGTATAACTTCGAAGTTATCATATACTTCTTCTTGCCTAGACACATACCCAGCACCACCATATCCGCTATAGTCTCTCTTAAATATTACCTTGTTGGGATTGTTTGGATCGGAACCCTCTAACCTTATCATTTCATATGCAGAAGCTGGTTCGACATTAACGATACCAAACTTTTCGGCAATACTGAGGATCAGGAAAAAGTCACCATATTTGCATAGGTTTCTTACCCATGGCCATAGGTTAAAGTCTACATTTAGGATATCATAAAATAAGTTATGTAGTACTTCCTTTACCCTGTCGTTGCCTGTATTTATTTCAACAATATCCCCATATTCGTTCTTTGTTGTACACTCATCCGCATAAATATCTAGAGCAGATGCGATGATACTATCAGCATCCATTGCTTCATAATCTCTAAATACTTCAATTCTCTGTACTAGCTGAATTCCATTGCCGTCGGACGTATATCCTGCCACTGGTGTGTATAAGCGATTGTATCGATCAACTCTTTTATTCCACTCAATATTGCCACTTGATTGTACCTTTTCGGTATCTATAACTTTTAGCTGCTTCCCTCCAACATTACGTATAATTACATCTGTTGAGAAAAGTTTTCGTAATCTTTTAAACAAAGATTGTTCGCCTGGTTGCGCCATACTGTTTTTTTATAAATATAACATTAATTTCCTTAACCACCTAATAGCCAGGAAATATCCTCCTCATTTCCGTTACCCAGATTTACCTTATATGGATTGGGTGCAAAGTTTTTTGTAGAGTGAATTGGTGACTCTGTTCTTGTGTTTCTAAAACTGTTGAGTGATATCTTTGTAATATCTATACCCGACTGCCTCAACTTTAAGGCTGTATCTCTTACCCATAAACCTTGCATCCAACTCATAACTAAATCGTCATTATATCCGTGCTGAGCCTCTGCTCTGCTATTTTTCCACACAAACACAAGTAACTCATCTAATAGTCTCTTTGATCTTATTATACAATCTTTTTCTCTCATATACAAATCTAATTTGCTGACAGCCAGAGGTCTAATCTTTTGTGTCATCGAAAAACCTGCTACTCCGTCCTTTCTGCTACTTAGGTCGTATTGCTTGTGTAAGTATGCTTCCGGATCAAATACATTATCTTTATATGTATAGTATAAGTTTTTATACCCTCTATCTATGATCGTCTGCAGGGTTGCCCAACCTACGTTGGCATTCTCCACAACAAGTAGTGCATCGTTATACTCTGTTCCAACTGCAACAAGTAGATTGCCATAGTCCTTTGTAGTTACCTGGCCTTTGTACTCGGCAACTTGCCTGCAATCTTCAACATCTATTACATGAAATGCAGAATTATCACCTCCATCACCTCTAGCAACGTCAGCTGTCACTATATATGACTTACTATAATCGGCATTCTCCCACACCCACATATTACCATCAAAACCTCTTTTAGCAATAGGCTCTTGTACATATGTTTGTTGATACCAACTCAGAACTTCTGGATGAACTACTGTCTGTCCTGATGTTGTGAAATCGGTATCACACTCCTGTGCTGCTAATCTATGACCAAGCTCATCGTCCTGCCTATTTCTCCACTCCTGATCTCTGTCAGGATGTACCCACCATGGTAATTTGGTTGCTTTAAAATTAGCTGCTTCCCCCGATTCAGCCTTCATCCACAACTTATGAAAAAAGTTGCCCGTGCCATTTGGAGTACTCAACACAATCGCTCTACCACCAGTACCTAAAGTCTGTTGTGCAGATGCCCACAACTCCTCTGCATTTTGTACGAATGCAGCCTCATCGATAATAAGCAGTGACAAGGCCTCTGAACGACCTGATGTGCCTGTTGATGCTACAGCCTTTACTTGAGATCCGTTTGTTAGTCGAATTGACAGTTTATTGCTTTCTGTTGTTTTTGGCTTTAACCATGATGGTAAGTACTCCAACATCACATGCACCTTTGTTACTAGGTTCTTCGATGTTGCTTGGTCAATGGCTACAACTAATATGTTTTTATCTTCGTGGAAGATCATTAGCCATAATATATATCCTGCGCTGAGTGTTGAGATGCCCAGCTGCCGAGACTTCAGTATAATATTCCTATCGTACTCCACAAAACTCCTCAACAATTCTTCCTGATATGGATATAGCTTGAACGGCATGCGTCCCTTTACTGGGTGCTGAATCATGCAGTACCTTTTCATAAAGTAAATTGGATCAAGCTTACATTTAATAAGCTCTTCTTTGATCATGTCCTTAATGGACTTCTGACCTTGCTGCTCTGCCATAACCTATAAATTTATTTTAAGTTGACTTGTGGCTCTCCGTATTTACGTTCTACTTCGAATTTAATGTTTCTCTCTCTTGAGAACATATTTTGTAATTTCTTTGCAATATGCCTTTTGATAAACTCTGGATCTGTGCTTGGTAGGTTTCCTAGAATATCAAAGGTGATGCTAACAGTACCCATAGTCGTTCCGTTTGCTTCTTTAATAGCCTCAGTCTTACCTTTGTAATTCTTATCCACATAATTAAAAAATTCTTGCTTCTGCTGATCGCTCATACCACTAATACCCTTAGTGCCGAACTTTTCGTTATGCTTATGTAGTGCGTTCAAGAAAAACCCTTGATAATCGCTGTCTTCTTTAAGTCTTTTTACTATATGTTTCATGCTTTGCTAAATATTGCTGCTACTTCTCCTCCAAGAAACGATCCCAGTTCTCCGGCCTTTATTGCGGTCAAAGCCCCTTCTACCGTTCCGTGCACAAATTTCAAATGCTTAAATGCGTTTGCGGCATCTAGACCGGCACTTAATCCTAAATACATTACAATAACCATGTATGCTGTCTCTGCGATCTTCTCCTGCTGGTCGGCTGGTAATGAGCTAAATTCCGGAATCATTATCTGTAGTCCTTTTTGAATCATCCCAATATAGCTTTTGTGCAGTTCGTGAGAACCGTGTGCCAGTTTTTTTGCAAACTGCATCGCCTTTTGTTCACCCTTTCTGAAGCCTAGCGCTCCTAATCCTTTGCTAACACCAACGGACATTAGGCTGAATATCTTCAATATGGCTGGGATTGCCGCTACTATGCCTGCAATCAGCGTGGCTGATATTGCTACTTCGTTTACCTTGTCATCCAGCTTTTCTAGCTCTGGGTACTTGGCTTTGATGTCCTCAACCTCCTCAGTATCCTTTGCTGTAGTCTTGACTTGTGATGCTGCCTTTTTAAGCTCCTGTGCAAACGTACCTATGAGCTGATCCATCACCTTTTGTTCTTCTGGCGTTAGGTTCTCTGCACCATCCTCTTCACGCAGAGACGCAGGTGCTGACATGAACTCATGCATGATCGCAGCTATCCTCCGTTCAAATAGGATATCAGACATTAGTGGTGTTAGTTGTGCACCCATCTTATGACATATATTTAGAGCGAATTGTATTCAGTAAGGAGATTTTGTCAGACTTGCCATACGGTAGTGTTTCTATGATCTGCTCAAGATACATAACTGCGCTATCCATTTCATCATATCCTGGAATCTTTCTAAGATTGTTTAGATACTTGGATGTTAGATTGCTTAGCTCTGGAGATGGTCCCGTTTCCTCCTCCTCCTCAGGTGCTTCTTCTTCAGGAGCTTCTTCCTCTGCAGGAGCCTCCTCAGGAGCATCTTCGGTCTCCTCTTCTGGAGCTTCCTCTTCCTCAGGTGCAGTTTCTTCCGTCTCTTCATCTTCAATCTCGCGCAAATATCTGTTTAAGTTAAACTTATTCTCATTTCGTTGTTTGCCAACTCCTGCAAACTCTGAGATAAGACCGTTATTTTTTAAAATTCTAACGGTATCATCAAAGCTGTTAAGTGAGGTAACCAATCTACTTCCTATGGCATGCCTTCTTGCCTCAGCCAGGAATCGTTGTTTGGTAATCTTGTTCTTTCTTACTTTAATGTATAAATTCTGTAAAGTCATGGTTGTTTATTTATATATAAGTATCTTTGTTTTTATTTAAAACACCTTTTTATAGGATAGCATTTTTGGTTCATGCAGATAATCTAATTTATCTAAACCGTAGTAAGTTGCCTTTGTTTTTGCTTGAGCATATTCATCTGTTGTATATTCTTCATTAAAATAATGTTTCAAATCATTATATGCCTTCACCCAATCGGTTGTTGTTATTAATGTTTCCATCAACTCCAGATGTCCCATATATTGGTCATAATCTTGTAAATCATGCTCTATATGTATCAACTCAACAACACGCCCATCTGCGATATAATCAAGGCAAAAATCAGCCATGTATTTTGGCTGTATATTCAGTAGCTTGTACAGTCTAGGGTTCTTCTCAGCATGATACTCGATCTGCTCTCTGAGAGCACCTTTATATGCGTATCTTACGTTTACGTGCGCATGATCAAGATATAGGTTTGGATGCTCATATATCTGGATGATCCAATCCTGTATGCATGCTGCAGCATCGGTCGGTGATCCTGGTACTAACACATGGCCGTTTACTTTGTTTGCTTTGTGTATTTCTGATTCGATATAAGTAAGCTCATACCCAAAACGATCGAAAAACTCAGGTACGTGCTTCATCTTAAACAAACTGTCATCGACAGGTGTGCTTATGTACGGAGTATCTGTTATGTTGTACCTTAATATGTGGAACATTATTCCTCTGTCTTATCATCAGTAAGTGGTCCTCCAACTACCCATGCATCACAGGTACGTTTGGCTGCACACTTGAATTTAAGAAATCTGCAGTATCCTAGTTTCCCTGCATTAATCACATCAAATGGATCTTCTGTACCTCCATCATCACCAATACCTTTTGCTATACAGTCGAGGGTTTTAGTAGTTATATCAAATGCTGCACAGTTACCACATAATGATTTCTTTGCATCTTCAACGGAATCCAGCTGCCACATTTCCTTTTTCTTATCCCAGAATTTCTCATTAGGTTCGTTTGGATTGAGTGGTCCGTACCCGTATTTCTCAATGGCCTTTTGTCTGTTTTCCAGATTAAGCTCAATGTTCTGAGTTGGTAAGGGGCACCCCTTCGCCTCTACTTCGTTTAGCAGCTGTCTGAGTTTCATTACTTATTTTTGATTAGATTCAAAAATTTGGTTTCGTTATTCTCAAATTTCTTATCATCAAACATCTCTGCTACGATCTTTCCATCTTTCTGCTTCATTCTGCAGATTGTTGCATCTAACCTCTCTAAACCGTTTAGCAAATAGGTTACTCCGAATAACGCCTTCTTGGGTGTAATTCTTGCTACAACGTATGCTTCCGTTATAATAAGATTCATTTGACCTAAGTTGGCTAATTCTGCCTCAAATACCATCTCCCCATCTTTTAGCCCTAAGTAGTCAAAATTGAGAGTATAGCCGTGAATGCTATAAAATTCTTTGAAGTATGGCATTGCCACTACAGACGGGTCTTGTTCTTCAAATAGGATGCTTTTTAACTTTATCATGTCTTTTATTATAAATATTACACTTTTGGGATTCCCACTAGTACTTTTTCCTTTACTTTACTTGCTGCTGAAATGCTTCTTTTATATCTACCGTTACTGGTAAACTCGAGTTCTTTGCCTGACATCACTTTTCTTATAATATCTTCATCTGTTATGATACTTAAACCTAGCTTGTTTGCCAAATCTTCATCCATTTCAGCATAGAAGCCTCTTGTTTTCATCATATTGACTAGCTTAGTAATAGCTGACTTTTTGGATAATCTCTCACCATCTTGTCCTATTGTCGTTACCTTTGTTCCGTAATTAGTTCTTTTTCCTCCAATAGTTATATCAGCATCTGGATCTTGGTCGATATCTGTTGCTATCCAGTAATTCAAGTCAGAATTGATTACATCCTGCCCTGATTGGAATTCGAAATGCCCTCCACTATCTCTGTATGCTGTTGCAATTAAATCATAAATGCTATCAGCAAAATCGCGAATGTCCTTAGTACCCAATTCTACGTATTTGTCTTTGCCGTACTTGTCAGCAAAAGCCTCATTCAATATGTCTATGAGTTTTATCATTATGCTGATACTTTTGCCTTTTTTGTGTTTGATACGTAGGTCTTACCTTTAGATCCTGCTTTTCGCTTCTTCTGCGCTGTTGCCGCTCTCTGACCTTTTGTTAGCGATCTAGCTTTAGATGCTGGCAAGCATCTGTCTGGATTCTTTTTATTTTTTGATGTACCGCAGGGTCCTGCTACTTTTCCCGAAGTCGTTACTCTTACCCACTTTTGCTTTAACCAATCTCGTAAATCCTCATTCATAGGATTAAACTTCAACTCCTCTTCCCACTCCCTAAACATCATATTACCTTTGAGATAGGCTTCCTTTTCCATCTTCATAATTACTGGATGGTCTTTTACCTTCTCACCTTCTTGATATGTTACTTTTGAATAGCCAGGTATACCAGTATTAAACTGATGTCTATGAACAAGCTCATGGGAAAAAGATCTGAGTATGTCTTTAATATGCCTGCCTGCAATGTGTAGTACCACCGTGTTAGATGCCGGTTCGTAGTATGCAGTATCTCCAAGAGGGTTTTGTGCGTTTTCATGGTCTTCCTTTAGTGTTACTTTTGGATATGGTTTCATTTTATAGCCCTTCTCCTCATAGAATAAAACTATGTTTGTGAGCATATATTTTAAAGGTGTGTTCATCAAAAGTAAGTCTGCTCGAAATAAAGCAGCTGATACTTATCACTACTGTCGATGAGCTGTAGTGCATTAAGCAAATCGGAGTACTCAACAACCGACTCATACTGACCCTCCCTAAGCTTTCTCAAAAAGTCAAAGGTAGTTATATCCTGTGACATTATATTAACTGAGTCTGTGTTATACTTTGTGAATAGATCATACTCAAGTACATACGCTTTGTTTATGATATCAACCAAGTCCGTAAAAGTTATCGTTGGCTTCACAGATGGCAATGTCGGAATTACGTTCCAGCTTACAATATACTTCTGAAGCTTTTCCGCATGCTCTAGTTCATTTGCAGCTTCTTGCTTAAAAAAGGCTGTTGCCTTTTTGTAGTTGGCATCATCACACCAATTGGCAGCATTGCGATAAAAGAAGTGAGCTGCGTACTCGTCTTTTAGTCTATTGTTAAGCATATCAACAACGGCTGATGAAAGCTCTTTTGGTTGTCTTGGTTGTGTCATTTATTTTCTCCTTTTAAAATTAATAACCTCTTTTCTGATATACTCTCGCAGCGAATCGTTTATATGTAGTGCTGCTAAATACTTACGTAGAGCTTCTTTATTGCCATCAGTACATCCTACCTTCTTTCCTGTGTCTTTTTTGTACACACAATATTGATCTCCTACCTTTTTATGAGTATATGGCATTTTATTTTCGATCTACTAATTTTGTGAATTCCTTAATACTGTAGTTTAGAACCGATTCTTGTAATTTCGATTTAACCTCCCTTACATCATCCTCAGGTACTTCTAGACCAGCCTTTGTCAGCGCTGCCTTAGTTGTTTTTGAAAAGGGTGGCTTGAGATCCATCTGACCGGATTTTATCATCTTCAATGCTTTTGTCAAATCTCCCTTTTCTGCATCTATGACGGGCATATCAACTCGCTCTGGAGCGTCTGGATGCTTTGCTATTGAAAGCTTCTTGGCATTTGCAATCATTATATTTCTACCCTTCTCTGCATCACCATTTGCTCCTGGTATCTTTCCTAGTAATTCATCTACCTCTTCTGCAGATATTTTTGGCCACTGAGCTTTAGAATCAAACCCAGAATTACCTTCTGATCTAGCTTTATCGATGAGTGCTGGAATTGATGATGCAAATTTGGTTACATCTCCTTTTCCTGGATTACCTTTAGCAATACCGATGGCTTTTGTGTACATGTTTAGCGCACTTACAACATCGGCTGCTGGCATGTCAATTGCAGCTACAGTTACTTTCGCTGCTGGATCGATTAATGTTCTAGCTGCCCATCTATGGTGCCCATCCATAATGTCGGTATCATTTGATATAATCGCTTCCATATCATCCAAATCAGGCGTACCATCTCTTAAATAACCTAACGCAAATGATAATGCTTTATCTGGGATAACTTCCTTTTGCATTGGTTTTAATTTTCCAACTGGTACTGGTGCCTTTTCCTTTGTGTCTGCGGCATCATCAGTATCGCTGCCATCTGTTTTACCGGCCTGCCAAATTTGCTTAGCTGTCTGCGTATCTGGAATGTCGCTTAGCTTTATTGGTTTATCGCTACCAAACACGCTATCGGGTGCTTCGTAAATCCTTGCTTTCTTTTGATATTGCGCTTCTGTTAGGATACCTGCAAGTTTTTGTAGTTTTAGTTTTTCGACCTTAGTGTTCATTTATTTTCCTTTTAATATCTGACTAACAGGCTTGGTTGACCACATCCGACAGCTCCAGTAGGATGCTGATGTGCGGTCTTTTCTTGTTGAACACTTATGCCTTGCTCTAAATGCTTTTCTTCTCTTAGGATCATCTCTTTTAATCGACAGTTCCTTATCTCCAAAATTTACCTTTTTGACATTTCCGGTTTTGGGATCTCTCACATATACCTTGTACTTTTTCACATCGCCCTTCATTGGCTTACCGAGCTTCACTTGCCTTCCTTTGTGCTCAGCTTCTGTGACAGGCATCTTACCATCTCCTATATCTTCCAGCAGTGCCTTTGCACATACTTCGCACATCACATCATCGTCTTCTCTTGTTACTATTGGCTGTCCGGTTGATACGTTGACTGCATTGTAAATATTGAACTGACCTTGTGATGAATGTGTGAATGGAAACTCTAAAGCTCGTATTCTATAAGTGATACCCGTTTTTGTATCTGTAACAACTAAACCTAAATAATTCTCCTCTCTAAAGACCTCTTCCAGGTTCTCACTAGTACGCCATGTACCTCCCTTTTTCTTATACCATTTGGATGCCCACATATTTGCATAAGCAGATGGGTAGGTATCAAACTTAGCCCTTGCAGCTGCCTTTGCTCTACTCCAAAGCTTTTGATTATTTGGTTTATTTTTTCCCACTAGAAAAGTCCTTTTATTGCATGCACAACTAGACCTACAGTTGCTGCATAAACAGCGTATAGTGCTGTATTTACGTTTTTCTTATATGACTTGAGATCATGTACATCCGTTGACATTACTGTAATCTCTTCGCCTATCTCATCTACAATTCCCTCAACTTCGTCCAACCTTCTCTTGTTATCATTTACTTTAACAATTATTCCACTTTCCGGATTAAATAGCTTTAACTTAATCTCACTCATATCTTGTTTTAAGCTATGGTAGCAGATTTTAAGCTCTTCTACATCGCTTTTTATTACTTTGAGCTCTCCATTAGGCATCTTTGATTCCAGAGACTGCATTGTCTCCAGAATTGCCGAGAGGGTATCAGTTGTTGTTCTTGTCTGACGTGGCATCTTCTAAACTTTTTTTGAGTTTTTCAACTTGTGGATTAATAATCTCATTAACCTTTTCCTTCGTCAAACCCCCAACCCAATCTTCTACATCACCATCTTCTGTGACATAGGCACGATTAGACATGGTTGCAGCATATTCATCTGCATACTGAGTTAAATCATTAATAAATGTTTTCATGTTTGCTGTAACCTTATTCCTCTGGTACTCTTCGAATTGACCAGTGCGGATTAATTCTGTTTCGTAGGTTATAACACAATCAAAGCACTTCTTATGGTGCTTCCACATTATTGTATCGTTCCTATGATTCATCTTCTTACCACACTCTGGGCAAGATAGTGGTTCGTATAACATTGATCTGACGTGTGCAAATCTTGATACTGTTTGCTTTACGCCATTCTTAATAGTCCAGGTTTTACCCTTTTCTGTCCAGATTTCTCCTTCTTTGTGTTGCATAACTTATTCTGTTCTTAGTCCGTGTTTTCTATATACTTTTTCTAACGCTGCATCGTACTTTCTTGTAATTCTTCTCAGATCTGACTTAACTGCTTGAACGACCTTTATTGCGTCTTCTTCGCTCGCTACCGTTCTCATCAAATTCTTACCACCTACTGAGGAAGTTGAGATTGTAATTGTTGCTTCTGGTTTACCTTCACCTCCTACGCTCACAAACTCATCTTCGAAGTGCAGTGTAAGGTTTAACGTAGGTGCCTGAACTAATGCTTCTTTTTTTTCCAAAAGAGTTTCTAGCAGTCTTTTTAGTCTCGATGATGCCATGATCTGTGTATGATGTGTTATTTATAAATAGGTCGCTGTTAAGTAAAACCACAGCACTTGTGCAATAATTAGCTGTTTACTGTCCTAATCAAAAACACTTTCGGATTGACACCTAACTGATAAGCGATATCCATTCTGGTATTACCTGCAAATATTCTTCGCTGTCCATCACCAAACTCAAGTACAATAGGCATGTCCATTGGCTGGTTTGTTTTAAGGCGATTGTACATACTTTCCAATGTTTCTTCGTTGCGGTATTTTGGGTAAGATCTATAACTTTTAATTAAATTCAAAAGCTCTTCTTTACTTTCAGTACCTGATCTATATGCTATACGTGTATCTTCGCTTGGTGTTATTGTTACTACTTTCGCTTTACGTGCTGCCTCTAGAAAGTCCTCTTCAGAATCAAAGAAATCATGCCCTTTTAGTTCATGCTCGATTTTAAATTCCTTTTTGAGTGAATCAATCGACGGTTTAACCCAATTAGTATATTGTACTGATTCTTTTAGTAAATCGAGCAGCTTTATCATAATTTTATTTTTTATTATCCCCTAATGCATCCAACTTCTCTTTCAATTTATAATACCCAGGATTGATAGAAAAGCCTTGATCAGCAAACTGGTCTAGATTCTTAATTAAACGATCCGGCCGGTGGAATTTTAATGGATCTGTCATGTAAATAGCAGATGGTGTGTATTTGGTATCAATTAATAAAGCCTCGTCTTCTTCATAATCAGAAAAAGCCATTATAAACTCAGGATTAAATAAAAAGTTTGCATTCTTTAAACTAACTTCTGCTGTAATTGGAACTAATCCCCGGTATATTAGCTTTATAATTTTATTTCCATCGGCGACATCATATGCAAATGAATCAGCATGCACCATTTCAGTGCTGAAACTAAGATACCCTGTCGATCCTTTTGATTGTATTGTAATTTGTGGATTTTCGATTACGTAAGTTTTATAACCGGCTTTAGACAGATTACCGTTATTAATTGCATCAAGTAGCGTGTCAATTCCTATTGTTGTACCTCTGTAGGCGTGTTTTAATTTCTTTGCTGACATGGACGGATCTAATATCTTTGGAAATTTTGATTTGAGCTTCAGGAGCTTTTCTAATATGCTAGTGTCAATGGTTTTCAACACATCTTTAGAGAAGTAGTCACTTAATACTTTAAGTAATTTCTTTTCATCTTCTGTGTTTTCCTCTTCCGGTTTTGCTATCAGCTTGTCTAGGAATTCTGGATTAATCAGGTTTTCGTCCTCGATATCCGCAAATAGCTTATTGCCGTACTCAAATTCTTTTAATAAATCTTTTAACCGTATCACTGTGCTTTGTTTAAAATTTCATATATCCTAAGATCTGGTTTATCGGTGCGAATGCTCCTGTCAGCTTATATAGTTTGCCTTCGTGCTTAAATACCACGCCTTCTGTTGGCATAATTGCATCAAATCCACCTATGTCTTCTAATCTCTTCAGCTGCTGTTTTAGGAAAGCTAGTGGATTTTTCTTAGACTGCAACTGTCCAGTTTGTGCTGCTTGCTTAATGTCTCTTATTGAGTTTGCCAAGTCTTGTCTAATCTTTCTAACAGATGCATCTGGATTGGCTGCTATGAGTCCTTCTAGGTTCTTGAGCACCCGTACACCTAGCTGCAAAAACAGTGTTTCTACCGGCTCTAGTGCCTTCTTTTTAGCGGTGCTGTAGTCGGACTTATCAAACGACTGTACCCAGCTTGAAAACTCTGGATTATCGATTTTGGCTACTAAGTTTCTGATATTTAGCGACTTATCGGAATCTGCCCATCTGGTAATAAGATTGCTCAATACCTCTTTAGTGATTGTGTAGTTATACTCCTTTGCTTTGTCCTTGATGAAATCTTCCCACCATGATCTGTTATAATCCCCTACGGTTTGATTGCCTTTTAGATTATACTCACCTTGGATGCTACCTACCATTTCATCAAAATACCTTCTTTGATTTGCGTAATCACCATCCTGCTTAATAGTTGCCAGGTCTGTAGCTCTTACTTGGAAGGTCTTTTGCTGAGTTACTTTGTACTGATCTAGTGCCGTCTGTAGTGCACGTATTCCATCAGTATCCTCATCAACGACATTACCCGCATCATCATATTCTTTGAAGTGGTGCAATCTCAGCTGTGTTACTCCGTAAGGCACTACGTTAGCTGTGTCAGGGTATAAAACCTCAAGTGATATAAACCGTTTGCCGTCTTCAAAAAAGTCTTCCTTTTGCTGTGGTGTAAGTTTTCCAATCGCTGCCTGTAAGTCATTCATCGATTCAACAAATGCTGTTTGAATTGGACCTCTTCCGTCAAACATCTTTCTAACGTCCTCAACACTTAACGATTGCTCTCCTTTATTTTTTAGATGTGTTTTATTTCTTGCAGCTCTCAGTTCCCCATCTTTGAAAGTTACCATGATATTTTGACCGTCTAGTTTTTCCTGTGCATACTCCACCTTACCGGACAGAGTTAAGTCAATGATGTTTTTAATGTCATCAAAGCTAAGCTCCATGTCTTCATATGGATGTACAAGGTGACCAGCAGCCCCTCCTTCATTTAGTGCAATTGGCTTCTTACCGTTTGATTCTACAACATAGTCGTACTTTTTTAAAATCGGTTCAATGGCCACCTTTACTGCATCCTTTATCTCTTCTCGCATTTTTGGGTTTGTGATTGGACCAAACGCTCCATGAACCATTTTACTTACAATATTCTTGATCAGTATCTTCATCTTTTCGTCGAGCTGACGTGGTTGTCTTTTCATAGATTCCGCTACTGTTTTAATTCCTGATATTTGCACTCTATCACCTAGCCCTTCCACTACAAAATCACTAGGTGATAAATTTTTATAGTATTTTATGTAGAACTCAACACGACTATCGGTGTCAAGTTGTTCGTTAATTTTTTTCTTACCCGCATTCCAATTTGCTTTCTTTTTGGATTCTGCTATTTTTTTTGTCAAAATATTCACAATCCTCTTTTGTGCTTCGAATGGTACTCCTGGGTAGTTTGACATTATATTTTGTGCATTTTTTTCTGCTACATCCTTTCTTAACGTACTAGCACTAATTCCACCAGTATTACCATCATCTCTTTTACTGTAGTTTAGTGGTGATGGATCAGCCGGCAAAAGCACCACTTGCACTCCAGGTGCTAGTTTGCTATGGTATTTACCTTCAGGCTGGTGTTGATCTGTGAAGGTTTTTACTCTTTCGTAGTCTTTTCCTTTCGAGCTTGCTGCTAACGCATATCCTCCAGGTTGAGCTGTTTCTACATACTCATAAGCTGCTTGGATTGGGTTATCGGTTTTGATTGGTACAACTTTAATCTTCCCAGTATCTCTTAGTAATTCTTTCCATATGGCGATCGAGTCCTCTCTTGTAAAGCCATCTCTTGGAGTAGGTCCTATAAGTATTTGCACCTCTTTAACTTCTGGAAGTGCTGCGTATGCTTTTGCTAAGTGCAAGTGCCCTGCATGCGGCGGTTTGAATCCTCCTGGAAGCAAAACTGTGATGTCTTTAGCCTCCTCTAAGAGCACGGATTCTATTAGATACCTTGTTAGTCTGTTCATTTTCTCTATAAATATTATCGATTATTATTTTAACGACAGCTAACTGCTGTTCTAAGCTATCAACTCTCTTAATTAGATCCTCTTTACTCCACGATAGATCTACAACTTCGTCTGCTACCAACTTACCATTAATTACCGCTGCTGCATCCTTATGCTGTTCCTCCTCAATAGATTGTCCAACGTAAACCTTGCCCATAAATCGCTGTGGATGCAAAACTCGTCTTTCTATCTGTGTATTCAGCGGATTGTATGCTATATAGTCTAGTATAAAGAAAACTCGATCTTGCTGCATTAGCTTGTCCGTTTCCGGAGTACCAATTCTGATCATGTGCTTTATGTCATGTCGTTTTTCGATTTCTGACACACTCTCCCCTGACCAGTTAGGATAAAAGCTCTTAATCTTTATCTTATTAGATGTTAGCTCGTCATTTACTGATATCGGTGATGTGTTTCTCACCGCAAACACACTCTTACCTAGATCTAGATATTTCATATTATAAGCCTCCTGTTGTATATCCACCTGGTGGTGGTGGTACTGGTATTAAATATATGTTCTCTTCGTAGATATATGATGGTGGTGCTATATAATTTGGATCGGTTGTTGTTCCTACCTGACACACCTCCACATCATCTATACATATACCGAAAAACTGATTATTGGACCCACTTGCTTCAAATACCAAACGGCCGTTTTGCCCCCATTGAACAAGAAAGGTTTCATATTGCAGATAGGTTGATGTTAATGGCAGTGCTGATGATATGTCTGAGTATCTAATCTTAAATATATTATTATCTGAAGGATACCAGCTTGCTATGCCTGGCTGAAGTGCTGAAGAGGTAGTTGCTCCAATCGCACCAGCTCCAACGTCATATATGTACACATTTAGGACTGCACCATCTCCAGTTGGTTGAAATTGATTTACACCGTGTAGCGCTGCATAGCTCACTGCTGCTGCTCCAGGACCTGTATCCTTTGTTTGTTGTAATTTGAATCTCACCTTATAAATACCTCCATTCTGTATAAACGGTGTATACTGTGCTCTTGCTGCAGTTGTTGATCCGGTAGTAGCAGGCCAGTATAGTCTGCTCTGCTTTAGGTGTGTATTTGCTGTTGTTCGCAATATGCTTGAACCATAACCACCTCCTAACGCATCGAACCTTCTCCACGATTCTGATACCCAGTTCCTTGCTATGCATGCACACTGGTCTTGTGATGATGAATGATACCCTTCGACCCAACTAGATGAATGATTCCAGTTGTTTGAGAATGGTCGTAATGTTGTTGTGCCATTCAAGCCACCCGTACCACCAAAGGTTATAGATGGGTCTGCTACTAGTAGATTAAACTGTGTTGGATCTGATGCGGCAAGCGCCGTGTACGCTGTTGTTGAAAATACACCCTGATAGCTGCCTGTATAATACGATCCGCTGTACCTTTGATAATTCCATCCCCAATTTTGTGGATAGTTTGCTGTACCCTTTGGTATTGAACCAGATCCATTGATTATATCAACCCAATAATTTGTTGATATTACTTGGGGGCTTGATTGATAGTCTGGGTTTGGATATCCTCCTGGAAACTGATTCGGTGATGGATCGGCGTAACTAAGATCAATCGGCTTGAAGTCATAGAATGGTAGCAGCGTTGTAAAGCCAATATCCGGCCAAGCTCCTTCTTGCGATATCATAGTCCTTTGGCATCCTAGTGACGGTAGAGCCTCCAACTCATTAACCCTCACATTAGGTATAAAGGTGACGTAATCAGACTGTCTGCCTAAGTAGTCAAAAAATTCAAATTTGAAATCTAAGGATTGGCTTGTTGATGATATGCCACTTGTTGCTCCTACACTAAGCGGCAATGCGTAAGTTAATAGATTCGGCGTAAAGCCAGTATTTGTGGCTGGTGTAATGCTCACTTCACTTATGTGGAATGCTCCACTCCTTACACGTAGTAGCAGACTACCAATACCCTCTCTATCGCTCTCAAATTCAAAAGAGACTCTGCCATATGTTTTGTACCTACCACTTCCTTTTGATGCCTTAACTCTACCGAGTAATTTTCCATATCTAGAAAATATGCCTCTTTGTGATGTTTTATCGATATTCTTGCTTGGATCAAATGCTCTAGGCAATATGCTCAACCCAGATCCAAGCAGCTGCTCTGATGACGCGTATACCTCCAGTGTGCAGTCATTTACGGATGTACCACTACTTTCAAAGTCCGCAGTTGCTTTTAGCGTTACCCTATATGTCTGGTTTGCTTTGAAAAACTCAGATTGTTTAATCTCAAGTAGTATTGAATCCAAAGTTACGCTGTTTAAGCTTTCATATCGCTCTAGATCTAATACATAGCTGTTTAGCTGTGGTACGCTTGATGTGTAGGTTTGTAGGCCAGTTAACACTTCATTTATCGTTGTTCCCGTGTCAGTCAACAATCTCCAATATGTTTGTACATTGTCTAAAGTCATATTCCCATACCACTTGAAGAACGTACCTTTGTATGGCTTATCATTGAGCGTATTCTCGTCAACTAGCACTTCAGGAGCTTGTACGATATTATCACCTAGCAGTTCATAATCTCCATACTTACCAGTTTCTTTAATGTATGTTTTGATTCTATAAACATCCCCAGAAATTGGTGATAAATCCTCCATTGTAAAATAATAGAAGGACTGGGTCACTGTTGTTGATGCTACATATGTTGGTGGTGTTCTGAACACCAAGCTGGCGGTTGCATTGTTTACTGCTGTGTATCTATGTTTTGTATCTAGTAGTATACCGCCTTTGCCAACAGTACTATAATCAACTGTATACGAATCCCTTAGCACAAGCCTATGACTGTCTAATACATCTATAACATCTGAGGTGTATACCTCGTCTGTGTTGATGCTTGTTACAAGTCCAGATGCCGTCGGTGGTAGTTTTGTACCTATTTGTGCAATCTCAACCTTAGATCCAATCATATCATCGGTAAATCCTCCGGAATAGTTGTAGATGGTACCATTAGCAAGAGAAATTGACACTGAGGCTGTTGCTATTGACAAAACGGTATTATATGCTGCTAAATCTGGGTATTGTACTCCGTTGAATATATCTCTACTCTGTACTGCTATTGTTCCATCTACAGTATTTTGTGTTTGGCTCTGTGGTGATAAATTAATATCAATTGCAACTCGTCTTTGTCCTTGTCTAGGATTAAATATTGCAGTTTGTGTTGGTATGTCAAATGTATATTCTTCTGAGTTGCTGCTTCTTAAATTAGTATCCAAAAACACAAATTGAGTGAGGTTAGCTGTACTGGCTGCCGCAAAGGAGCTGGTTGTCCCAACTACTTCATTATACGGTAGTACTACCTGAGCAAGCCCAACTCTAGGTGGTCTTTCAAATAGTATCTCAGAATCGTTTCGCTTTGTTGGAGATATAGTTATTTGCCTTGACCACTTTACATTTGGTCGATCTCTCCACACACTTGGCATTGGATTGTTATTTTCATCAACAAGTGCTGTACCAAGCAAAGTAACGCTGCCAATCCCCCTCACAGCATCATCATATACCCATACACTTATAACAAAGTTGTTGTGTTGATCTACGTAGTTGTTAATTTCTGCGTAGACTGGATTACCTGCAGCGTCCAGGACTTCAACAAAGACCTCTGAGCCTGGTTTTAGTTTATTTGATGTTCCTAGTAATCTTATAGCATTTTTACCACTTGTAAACTCGGTTGGATAGTTATTGATAACAAAGTAGGACGGAGAATTAGCCGACCTATCTGTAATATAGGTCTGCGCTGCTATGAGATTTTCCTTTCCTCTCCTTCTTTTACTTAGTGTGGCCATTACATATAAATATGCTAGTTATTAATATAACTCAGCCCTTCTCTGCGATCGATTGTAATTACTTTGTCTACCATATCCCTAACAACATCGATGTGTGATATTATTAGTGTGAGAGCGAATAAATCCTTCAAATTTGTAAAGAACATATGCATTGAGTTCAGGTTGGATGAGTCTAAAACTCCTAATCCCTCATCTATCGCTATAAAGTCTGGTCTTGGTAAATTGCTTATCTTAATCAGCGCTATCCTAATTGCAAGCGATGCAATAAACTTTTCCATCCCAGATGCTAATTCTAATGGCCACTTACGATCTTCGTAATTAATAAATACATTAATATTCTTACCATCTGTTTCCAACTGCAATGTAAAATCACTCACCTGAGCAAGCATTCCGTTCACGTAAGTCTCAATGTAGGGTACTGCTTTTGATATCAGTTTGTATGGTATTCCATCACGTGAGATCGCTTTAATATAGTAATCATATGCGTAGGCTTTTTCTGATAGCTCTTGCATGTGTTTAATGCTTTTTTCACAATTTGATATCTCCTTAATTGATACTTGCAAATTAGCATAGCATTCTTGTTGTTGAGCTGTTAATAATACTACTTCATCAACTTTGAGCTGATACTCTTCTTTTAGCAATGCTATCTCTTCCTTCAGCTGATTGTTGCGTTGGATTGCTTGCTGGTTACGGTTATATATATCTTGCTGATCTGCAATGCGGTCTAGCTGCAATTCTGTAGTTGCTATTTTACTCTCTGCACTCACGTATAACTGCTTTTTTTGCTTGATGCTGTTTGTGTGTTTATCAACAAGTTGCTTTAAGGTCTTGTAGGAGTCATATCTGGTAGTTATACCCTCATGTGCCTTCGTATACTCTGCCAGTACTGCCTTTCTTGCCAATATCTCTTGCACTTCGATCTTCTGAGCTTCAAGCGATTCCTTTGTAGCCATTGCATCCTTAACAAACTCATTATTAATACAATACTTGCAATTAGGGTCATATTCGTGTGTTTCTAGTTTCTTTAATTTATCCAATTTATGCGTTACAGTCTGCCTATGCTCTCTCAGTTCAAGTTCTATTGCTTCTAGTTTAGATACTTTTTCCGCATACTGCGTGTATGCTAATTCAAGCTGACTACCGTCTTGCTTTTTGTAGTCCTGAAGGTGATTTGTAAGCTCCGACTCCTCCTGACCAATGTTCGCCTTCATCGCTGCCAACTTACCTTGCTGCGCTGTGAGCTCCTGTAATGTTGCTTTATGTTTTCTAGCCAATTCTGCTGGATCTAGTCCTGCGCCTTCAATTTGTGCCATTTTACCGGCCAAATCGACAATCTGCACATTTAGATTATCTGCATTAGCTTGCTCTGCTTGCACCTTTGCTGTTATTATAGTATACGCTTCTGCTAATATATCTCTTTTCCCTTCCGAGTCGCCGAGCATTGTTTGGAAATCTTGCTTCTCATATTCCTTTAATACCGTTAGCGTAGACTTTATATCATCCGAGCATATGTCATATAACTTATCAAACACCTTCAGATCCAAAAAGTTTGCTAGTAGATCTTTTCTCTCACTCTGTGTTTTATCAATAAAGTTGGAGCTGTTATTTTGCAATGATAGCGCTGTTAGGATAAAATCGTCGAAAGTACCAATAAAGGACTGTATGTTTTTATTTGTATCCCTACGCTGCTCACCATTGAGTGATATCTCAGCTCCTGTCTCATCAATGTGCCAGAAATCTACATCTACTTTTTGCTTACCCTTTAGTGGGCCGTACTTATACATTGATGATGTACGTTCTATAAAATAGTCTACACCATCGAGCTCAAAATTGAATTTACACCTAAAAGATGTCTTTGTGTTATTTAAGACCTGATCGGCTCGAGCTGCTCTAAACGACTCATCAAATAAACAAAAACACATAGCATCAAGCAATGCTGATTTTCCAGTATGGTTAGCTGCAAACAATCCATATATACCCTGCTTGTCTGTGAAGTCAAATATATTATCTTCACCATAGCTAAACATATTTGAAAACTCAAATCGCTTAGGTCTCCATACTATATTTCGAGCATGTTCTGTGTTTTGTAAATTACCGTTCAGCTGCTTATTGAGCTTTAATATTATTTCAATTGTTTCATCATCAACATGCTGATCCTCAAAGTACTGAGTTAGTAGCTTGTTTTGATACTCTACATTCCACACGTCTGCGCTGCTGTATTCTGTAAACTCTGCAAGCATTGCGCTATTCACCTTATCTAATTGCTGTATTGTAACAGGCCTGACTTTATACAGCTTACGCAGTGTTGCCATGGCTCTTTTTAGTTCTGCAGGGGTTGTGTTTCTTGTTTTAAGTCTTAGGCTTGTGTTTGCTGTAATATTCAGGTTATCCATCTCCAGTTGGCTGGGTAGATTTCCGTCCTCAACATGCACTGTACAATATCCATACGGGTTTTGTATGTCAACAAAATGACTTGTATTATGTTCGAGATCCAGTACAGCATAACCGTGGTCTGTGTACGATTCTCCAAAGTTTTGCTGAATCATGGAACCTGGGAAGAACACAAGGGGATCGCTTTGTAGGACCTGCCTCTTGTGGATATCACCAAGTAGTCCAATATCGTAACCATCAAAAGCCTTTATATCTAATCCAGACGTTAAACGCATTCCGGTATCTGTTTGGGAATTACCTACAGTACCATGATACATTGCTATTTTTTTATAGTAAGTTCCTTTTATATCTTCAGCCTTAACATACTTATCAGGTGTATCAAATACAGAAAAGACACTAAATAAACAATCTGCCACCTGGTATAAACCTGTGTCCTTCAAATAGTATAGGTTTGGATTATTCAATGCTTTTACAACTGGGCTGATTGCGTCTAATCGATTCGCGTTGTTTAGATTAGCATCATGATTACCCGCTATAACGATAGTTGGAGCAAGAGATGTCAGCATTGTAAAGAAATCCTGCATTAGTTGCACTAACTCCGGACTCATATCTGTTTTTGCGTGCGCTATATCACCACCTACCGTGATAATGGTTTTATCTGTTACGATGCTTTTTATATCTGTTTCAAATTGCTTAAAAATATACCTATACTCCTTGTGCCGTTTCCAGTTCCTAATATGGATGTCTGCGCAGTGTATAATATTGCGAACTTCCGTTAGGTTCGTTTTTATCTTTTTCACTTTCATAGGCTAAATTTAATTGTTAGCAAATCCCCAAATGTAAACGGATCTGTGTTGTTGATTAGCTCTTGCATCTTTTCATAACCCAGTTCGCTTGGATCACTCTCGCCTAAATGTACTAATCTCACATCAACACCGTTATTCATAAAATACTCAGCTGCTTCGATAGCTTGCTTCTTGGCATCACCATCGAGTGCTATATTTACCTGCTTCACTCCTTTCAGTATGATCGTTTGCTTTAGTTTGTTTGATATAATTTTCCCAAACAAAGGTATTGAATTTGTGCCGCAAGCCACAGCATCAAAACTCCCTTCGACAAGTGTTACTGGGAATTTCCAGTTAATTAAGTGCTCAAATCCGACTAGATCTTTACTTACGTTTGGGTTTTTATGATTGACCCTAGACGCTTCATAGTAGCTTCTTCCGGTAAAAAAGTTAAGATTATGTGCACTATCATAGCTTGGTATTATAATCATACCATTATACTCCCCTGCATCGCAGTACCCTATATTATATCTTAGGATGTCTATTGGCTGCAGTCGTCTTTTACTAATTATGTAGTTTATTGCGTTTTTGTAGTCAGGGTCTGCTCTAGAGATATATAGTGGTTTGAAACTTGTTGGAAGAGCTACGACCTTCTCTGCTACTGTCTTTGTTGACTCGCTTTGCGATTCTTTACTTGCAGCCGCCACTTTCATAACCAGATCACGAGGAGCTTCAATCTTCTTAAATAGACTAGTAAGATTTCTCCCTCTGACATTGCACACCCAACAATGCCACTTCCTCTTGTCTAAGTTTACTTGTAGTTTCTTCTTATAATGGTTACAAAACGGGCAATGATAGCTATACTCACCTTCTTTCTTATGCTCAATGCACTCACCTAACTGGCTTCTTAACGCCTTCAACAGAACCTCATCTGTAACAGTCATGTTATTATTTTTTAAGTAGCTTGAGTAAATCCTCAAACTCTAGTGTACAATAGACCTTACTGCTATTTTTCTTAAATACCAACAGTGGCATTGATTTTTCAGTTGAATTCTTTGATGCTTGATCCAAGGATTCCCATAGATTTAGTCGCTCTTGATTCTTACACTCAACTGCAAAAGGAAACAATCTCTGGGCTAGAGGTGATAATAACACATCAACTCCGGATGCTCCCATTGAGGTACTTCTTACGTCACCCTCCTCTAGCTGCTCAAAAGTTTCCAAAACTTTATCTCTCACGTGTTGTTGTAATCTTCTTCCTTTTGCCTTGCGGGATTGTACACTCTTTGCCATTATCTATCAAATTTTATAACATAAGTCATGTCGATGTTGTCTAATTTCTCTACTGGCTGAGGCAGCTTAGCTGCTACTAGTAAATTTCCAAAGTCATCATACAGACCTATTGATGTAACATACGGATTAAAATAACTTTCTGTAAACATTCCTCTAATCTTTTTTGTACGTGTAGCTGGATCATACTCAGTTAGTGATGGATTCATACTTACATTGCACTCCCCAGCTGGCGATGTGCATATAACTTGATATTCATATATCGTATGTGTTCCACGAACTCTTGCTGCCGTTACGCTGTAGTCTGCATATTTTGGATCGGTTATGGCAATCATACCGTGCTCATAGAATACATTACCAACACTAGTTGTATTGCTACCACTTAATGCAGCTAAAGTGGATATTTGTGCCGTTGTTGGTGTCTTCTCAATAAATAGTACTTCCGATACACCCCCAGTAAAGTACTTACTGTCACCACCCAAAGAGCCTATATACACATACGAGCTATTAATTGGTTGATCCAATGCTGCATCTGTTATGTCTGTTGCTGTCTGTTGTACTGCACCATCTACATATAGCTTAACAGTTGATCCTGATTTTGTATATAGGACATGGTGCCAAACATTTGCTAGTAGTGCTGAAGAGGTTACCGATACGGTTGATCCTCCTGTTGAGCGATCTGCTTGTATGCTAAACCCTGCAGATGAGCTCATCATCTGGATTTGATATGGGTATCTGAAACGGTCCGTGTTTGCAAATTCTTGAGTTTGACCATCTTGTGTGTACCCTAGGTATCTATACCTTCCGTTCTTGGTCAGTATGCTGCTTGTCGGCGCTGCATTATTGCTTGCTGCATAGACCATTAGGCTAATACCAAAGTCCTTCTGCCTAAAGTTTAGGTAATCTAATTGCTCATTTTGCCCTAATGGTACTACTTCGATCGAGCTTGATAGCGGTGCTGTGAAGTACGCAGCAGATCCAGTGTTCAAGTTTGGATAGGTAACATAAGTAGCTTCCGATGGTACAACATTTGATAAATTAAATGTGTACGGAAAGTCTCCTTTGTAATAATCTCTAGTGTAAGTTACCCCTCCAGAACCTATGTCTATGTATTTATGCAGGTCGTAGAATTGCCAATGAGTAAGTTGATCATCGAAGCTTATAAGGCTTGAGGTATACTGGTCGTTTGCTGCTAAGTTTAGATTACCGTACTCATCATCATATAAGTTGAATATACCATGAGCACCACTTATTGTTAGCCTTACACTGTCTTTTAAGATGCCTTCTCCTACACTGTTTGCTGATATTCCAACTATCTGCGCCTTTTGTCTTAGATCTCTTGTCTGAAGGCTTATATTTGGGTTGCTGAAGGTTTTGTACGGGCTCTTATAGTAATCTCTATAAAAAATATGATCAATTGAATTCCAAACCACTCTTTGAAAATACCCTCCACTAGTTGTGGGTTCAGCTCCTACTATTCCTGGGTTGCCCAGGTCAAAGGTATCAATAAAGACACCACCATTGAATGAACTTCTTATACCATAACTAGCTGTATAAATTGAGAAATCACCTAGGTTATTCCACTCCTTATACGCTTGAAATGGAGTTATAGATATATCAGACGGCTCTAATGATCTAAAAACTCCTGCCATGAGTTGTTATATTAGTAGCTTAACTTGACTTTTATAAGCGCTTCACGACTAAATGTTTTTAGTAGTGGTTTAGATAGCTTTGCCACAGCTACAAGCTCGCTATTGTCGTTGTATAAACCAACGGTAGTAATATACACTTTTGGATCACCAATCATATCTTGGAACCTTAGCTTACCTACCGAACCTGTCACAAATGTTGGATTATTGCTAAAGTTATTATCCCTAGATTTAATTCTAACAAAATATGAGTTTGATTTAATCTCCTGTTCATTTCTTGCAGCAAAGTATGATGATGCGGAGATGTGTCTAAATAGTTTGAAGTGGTTTCCTGCTTGGACTGATCCAGTGTTTGTTGCCAGAGATGCAGATGCATCTAACGCTCTTGCGTTTAATACGAAGATGCCTAAGTCTGGGTAGAATAGGCCGTATACTGTTGCATCAGAGGCAGTTACAGTACCAGAACCGGATATAATGTTGAACACCTGACCCGATCCGCCTTGTACTGGTGCTAGACCTTCACCACTATCGTCAATTAACTTTAGTGGATTTGTTGCACCAGATATGTGCAGTTCCCAGTTACCTGGATCTAGTCTTTCCTTATATCTTGACCTAGCTACACTAATAAAGTAAGCGTCATTAGGCGTTACACTACCAAAAGTAAAGCCGTCATCGTTTGGTGGCAGTAATATGTTTTTATACTGACTGTAGATTGCTCTAGAGGGTGTATCATTCGCATTACCTCCTACGATTGTTGGATCTCCTAAAGAGCCGCTTCCTAATCTATTACCGTAAGCAATTGAAAATTGCAGTTCGGAGGTCTCCGCACTAGTTACTGGATTTCTTTGAAAAACAGAAACGTAATAGTCTCCTGAGGATGCCGATTGTGCTGATGATGTGAAGAACCCAATTCCAGCAGAACTCTGCGATAGTGGGTTTAAATTCTCAGACCAAACAGGCTGTGTTACGATTTCTAGATCGTCTTTAATTACGTCTTCGTCTTGGTTGAATGATCTAAATATGCTCATTGCTTTTTATTATATTTATCGGTTGTATTATTTTATACTGTTTGAAATCCGCTGTTTGGGTTAATTCCAACTTGCTGAACATTAACAACTTGCAAAGTTTCCAACACTGTCGGTACGACAATAATTGACACTGTTTCAAACCCACCAGTCTCATTACCAAATATAGTCACTACAGCCGATTTGTTTACATTAGTTGAGTTTTGTTTAGCGGTAACTCTAAAAGATATGCCAGTAACGGTTTTGCTCTGAGGTAGGCTTCCTTCACCAATAAATGATGGAGTCGTTGCTTGCGCTCCTGCTGATGGTGCTGCCACAACAACCTCAATGTCGGCAACTGTTTGATCAGATATAGTTGCTGTATACCCTAATGCGACATTTGAATTTGCGCTGTTCACCGTTGTTGGGTTTAATACTACGCTTTGGCCGACTGAGGTTAGTGTCTGTGTTCCACTTGGCAATATTTGTATAACCGGTATATTTTCTTGACCTTTTGGCAAGGTGATTAGCTTAAACCTCATCATCTGACTTTGATCTGGAACGGCCTCGAGGATTGGCATGTTTTCAATCACAGCACCATAGTAGTTGCTACCTAATGTGTGTGTTGGATTATATAGGTCGTAATCAACCTCATCATCTGCCAATGCAAATCGAGTAATGTTTAACTGTCCAGATCGTGCTAGAATCTCTCTACCTTTTTTGGTCAAGATTGCATCCACTGTTACTGTACTATTGTCTAAGTATGCCATAGGTTTTTGTCTTTATTATAAATATACCCGTTTTTATTTTATTCCACTTGAAAGTTGGTATTTCCTAGCTGTGTTCTTGATATTTGTTGTAAAATATTTGGATTCACCGTGGTTACAGTAATTACTGGACCTCCATCGGCTGTATCATCACTGTCTATATTAAAATCTTGACTCACTTGTTGTGTTCCTTTATATAACTGTCTTTGTTTTCCTTCGTATAAGAAGTTGTAATCAGATACTCTTGCCTTCTGTTTTATATAAATAGTCATGTTGTCTACCAAAACGTACTTATCTGCGGCAGCTGCTCCGGTGAATACAAACTCCAACCTATCGGCTGGATAGCCAGTTGGTGTTCTGAATGTCTGGGTTGTTTGTGCTGTTGGTAATGTTCCTGCTGTATATGTAAACACTGATGTGCTTCCAGAATATAAAGTAACTGTGTGTGATGGATTTGTTCCTGCTGATCCAGATACTTGGGTTGTGTAGCTTGCATCGAGGTAGATTGCTCCATCATTCCCTGGTACCGTTATGCTCATAGACGCTACAGAAGTACCGCCAGTGTTTAGTGTCTGCGTTACCAAGGCTTGATCTGTTGATATATACTGCATTCTGTATGCAGCTATATCAAATCGATTTGTTATATCAGTCAAAGATGCGAATGATGAGCTGTTGAATGATCCTGATCCATTAAACATATCAACAGTAACTGTCACACCATTGCTTGTTACCAAATCGAACAACTCAGACACTCTGCTTGACGTTATTGTTGGTTGGAATGGGTTTCGCTGCCAGTATGCGTTTAATGAGCTCGTCCATGTAGATCCACTATATATGGTTTCTACATAAGTGTATTGTGTTGGTGTGTATGCATCAGTCACAGTCGCATCGCCTTCTGGGAAGGTTCCGCCTACCAGTGCCGTAAATGTTTGAATATTTGTGTACGGATTGGCCTGTGCAGATATTGCTAATACATTTTGCTCAATTGAACCTGAGTAAACCTCGTATGATCCTGTTGTTGTTACTACCGATGCTGATATTTCAAAATCAAATGCATAATATCCTTCAGCTAGGCTCTCCCCTGATGCATCAGAGACAATACCAACTACGGTTGGCTGTAATACACTAGTATCGATTGATGATGAATATGTTGCGTCTGCAAAGACTGGTTGATTAGTTGGAAGCTTCGGTCTTTCTAATATTGTTGGTTCTATTACAATACCAGTTTGAAAATTAGCTCTGAGTGGAACTAACTGCTTTGCTATTCTAAAAACCGCATCATCTATTTGCTTTACTCTTTTTAGATAATCACCTGGTCTGTTTCTTCCTTTATACTTTTTATCATACGCCCTCTGCATAAGCGTCAGACTTGGATAGCTATCCTTCGATATGTCAGTAGGGTCACCAATAAGATCATCTATATTGCTTGCTCCAAACTGCTCGGCAATATCCTGATTAACTTCGTCCTGTGGTGAAAAATATAAACCAAGTCTAGGTGAATCTACCGGATAGATATCGTTTGATGATACCTCTAACTTAACATTTCTGCTTAGTACCGGTTTAATCAGCGCATTATCCTCCAGTCTTATCTTGTTTGATATCTGTCTGTTACCACTTAGGTCTGGCCAAAATAGTGTATGTGATTCCGCGATCGATATGTATTGATTATCTAATGCTGTCGGGAACCCACTAAAACTAGCTAAGATACCTACATTTGTGTCTTGGTTTGGATGTTGGGATGCTATCGAGGTTGTGATTGCTGTGTTTATCTTCCTATTATCGCTACCAAAGCAAAATCGCGTACCCAGGGTATCAAAGCTGGATGTATTAAGTAGTGCTAATGTATCATTATTACCAACGTAGCTCGTAGGTGCTAGGGTGTGCTGATCAAACGTTGATTCGCTTATAGGTACTGCCCAATATCTAAACTCCTGTATCGAGCCACTAAAATAAGATGAAGTATTTAAGTTTGCTCCTGCAATATCCAAAGTACCACCATCCATATATGCTTGGTTGTACGATGAGCTTGTTGCACCTACAACCGTTATGCTTGCGCTGTACGTAGCTGCGATCTTGTCGTAGTTTACCTGCTTAATGATTAGATCGTAGGTGTTGTTATTTAGACCTGATCCTATCTCAACGCCAGTTCTGCGTAACATAAAATTCCACCACTTACCATCAAATACTGGAGCTTGTACCGATGCTGTCGCGTATCCTGCTGATCCAGATAGAACGAATTGAATGGACGAGGTTGTGTTTGTATAATCTAATTTGACTGCAAAGTCTAGGTTTGATGCAATATTTCGTTTCTCGATAAGGTGTTGTGTTCGATTACTACCGCTGACTGCCTTAAATCGAAGTTGTATTGTGTCTGGTCTGCCTACTGCCTGTAGTGACTGTGTCAGGCTTGTCCATGGTACCTGTACGCTGGATATTGCAAATGATTGAGATCCGTATGTATTTACTCCATAAGAGCCCGTACCATAGTATCCTGGGTTGTATTGTCTAAAATCACCTACATTTAGTGCATAGAAAAATCTATCATAAGTGTAATCCGACACCGTATCGTAAGTCGCTTCGGGACCGCCATACTCGCGGATGCGGAGCATTGTTGTTGGTATTCCAAAGATATTAACCAAGGCTCTAAGACCTCTTTCCGTTCCTTTTGTCTTTAATAGATATGGTAGATTGTTTATAACTCTTTTCCAAATCTCTAACTGCTTATCCTTTAATGATCCACTACTATTGTATATGAAGCTGCCTGATGCGTTTGTACCAAGTGCATATTCCCAAAGATCCTGATATTTTACACCACTATCGAATGTAATTCCCAAGGACTCACCAATGCTATATATAATGTCCTTTGCAAATCCCTCTGTTATTGATTCTTGCCTATCGTGCACATAGGTTAGTTGCTTTACGTACTCATACACCAAATCAAAATAATGACCAGTCATGTTTGTAAACAGCACATATTGGCTGTTTGTTTCATCTTCTTGTATGTGTGCTGGTATCGTTTTCTGTAGCGAAAAGCTGTTATTATCATCATACAAAGATGCTGATGCCATTGTACCGTTCAGCCAGTCGATTGCCTCAGAGGACGTGTAGCTGTACAGTGTGTATGGCTTTGTTGCGTTTTGCTTTGGCCAAGTTGTCGGATAAAACTCACCAAATGATGAGGTCTCATAGCTGCTACTTTCATTGTACAAATATCTCTCATACCCATCAAAGCTGCCTAGTATATTATTGAGTTGTATCTGTGTTGTAGTTATGTTGCTTGCCATCGCAGTCGATGCTGTTGCTGAGCTGCTTGGTAGTCCGTTTAATGCTGTTGTTAGAGTTGTCAGTCTACTGTTGTAAAACTCAATCTGCCTGATTTTATAATCAAAGTTGGCCAAGCGATCGTATGCCGATCCAAAGTATATAAAATTCTGAAAGTCTCTATAGTCTATGTTTAGTGGTATGCCCTCCGCCATACTTCCGCTGAAGATAGAGTTAATTACATTTGCTGATACAAAGGCACTGCCAGTTAGCTCATTATAGGATCTATGTGGACTATTGTTTTTTGACGTAAACCTATCTGCGGCATTAAAGTTAGGTCCCTTTATCCTTCTTGTTGCTGTTTGTGTTGGTCTTGGTAAAACTACCACCTCCTCAACTGCAGATGTGCTAAGTTGCTGCGATAAGAATACCTGAGTGCCTGTTACTGCTGTTGTTGGCAGTGGATTGCTCAGCTTTATAATAATGGAGTGTGGTGCAACTGGATACGTTATGTCGTCCTGGATATAATCAAATACCTCATAACTGTTTTGTGAATCCACAAACAGTCTCAACGATGGCAATACCTTTAATTTATCTAAACCAAAAACTCCCTGCTGGAAATAGTTTTTGAAGGCCGCAAACTCTGCTGTGTTATTTGCAGTTGGTATTACCCTTGCCTCCAACCTATCACTAGATAATTCAACTATGGTCATTCTCTGACCGTTTCCTGCTCCTAATATATTTCTTAGAAATTTGTATTGTACCTGGAATTTGCCATTTACATACTGTAGTCTTTCTAGGTCTCTAGTTACGTTAAATACTGCAACATTTGGACCATTAGATGTAAAATCTGTAATGCCAAAATCTGATTCTAGATATACTCCAGTGTAACTGTACACATCAAATAATACTGTGTCGCTTGGATTAATTGACTGATTCTTTGAGTATGTACCAAATCCTGGTACGTTAGTAGCCATTCCAACACTCATCGTCACCCTTTGTTGCTGCCTCGGTGTAACAGATGAGCTGGGTGCTGTTTGAGCCTCCACTTGCTGTCTTGTAAAATTACTTACTTCTTCTTCTAATCTGATTGGATTTGGCATGCCTTCTTTATATACCTATAAGTATTAGAATCTTAGTAAACTTAACTCCTGATAACGAGTAAGTAGTGCTTTTGTTGTTATATTACTATCAATGTTGCGTAAAGCTGATTCAAATATGTCGGTGTCGTTTTTAATTTGAAAGCCATTAGATATATATGACCCCGTTGGTTGTTGCATGTTGATATCACGGGTATCCTGGTCGTCAAACCGGTTTGACGGTTCGTTACGCTCTACCGACCGGTTAATTGCAGCGCTTAGGAATGTGTTGTATGGTGACTGTTGTAATGCTACTGGCACGCCTTGTATAATTATCGGCTGCCTATCAAAGACTCTAAAATAGCTTTGCACGCTATTTCTGCAAATATTCAAAATATCAGCTGATGGTATCGTCTGTAGCTGTGTATTGTTTCTCAAAGCATTATACCAAACATTGTTTTGTGGAATTGATATAAATGGAGATGCTGCATTAGTTGCTGTCAATACCGGTCTTACTAATAGCGTTGATGATGCTACACCCATACGAGGACTTCCATATACACTATACCCGTCTAAGGTTATTTTGGAAGATGGCCAATCTTCTGGTTGGTCTATTGCTGTGTTTATGTCTGTTGTAAATCTGTATTGAACACTTGCACCTCTAGCTCCTGGTGGGATGCTTCCAGTTAAGTTATATGCAAAAAAAGCCGCACCACCTGGTGTGTAGCTACCATATATTCTAGAGCTTAGATTTACAAACAAACCTAGACGCTGTGTCTGTGGTTGCATACCTAGTGGTAATTTTTGCTTATCATCTCGTGCTATATCTTGCTCAATCAGTTTAAAATAATCTGCCTTCAATCTTCGCTGATCGGCAAGGGGCAACCTAGGAAATAATCTGTTGAGTATGTTATTTGAGACTGCTGTTGTGCTGCCAAAAGTAATCCTAGGTTGATTATTTGGTCCTACGTATAGCTGACTATATAAGATAGTCGATAATTTTCTAAATCTAAAGTCTGTGTTTAGATAGCTAACAATATACAGCCAATCACTATCAATGCCTGGCTTGTTAGCTCCGCCACGTGCGTTAGCGTACTTTCTCCATATCTTACCAAACACATCTAAGTATGTACTACCCGCCTGCTCTGTTACAGCATATCCAAGCAATTCGTTTGATATACGTCTTATTCTACCAAAGTCCCACACATCCCTATCTGCTGGGGACTCATATTCTGCTGCTGTGGTTATCATTGTAAAATATAAACACAACAGTGTTCCTAAAGTTTGATCTGTACTGTACTGACCTGGTATGTTCTTTGTAATATCTACACCATACGTTACTGTGTCCAGTGTTAGTTCCATTAAAAGTAGGCGCAATCTTGTATGTCTAATGTACCTCTGCAAATCATTAAAGTCAGATAGCGGTAATAGTGGCTCTCCGTCCTGAAGCACGTCATACTGTGTCTCCAGTTCTCCATCAGATTTGTGTCTAATTATAATTGGCTTAGACCGATCCTCAACTTTAAGTGTTATATTGTATGTATAGTTACTTGCTGGTACGCATTCTATATCAAATACGTCTTGATCTAATCCAGCTTTTAGCACATCTGCAGCATTGTTACCACGAGAATCACGAACTCTAAAGAAAGGTAACTTCCAATATTGACTAGATGGATTAAAAGATGGCTCCTGATCGCCTCCTGGAAAGTTATAGAGCTTTTTAATTAGCTTAGTGAAATCCACCTTCCTATTTGGTACCAGTTGAAATAGTTCCTGCACGTCTGCCCTAGTTATTTGTGGCTTATTCACTACTGCCGCTAAATCTGTCAGTGATGGATTGTTAAATAAATCTCTAGATAATATATTACCATTTGAGTCTACAAACTGTATAAACCCATTCACTTCATCATATCCGGCTGGCACTAGATCAATATCAAAAATGTCCTCTGGATATTCCTCCGAGTCTGGGTATATTTCAATTGTTGGTTGATAGGACGATGTGACTTCTAAGCCACCATTAAAGGTTAGTGCGTACTTTGTTATGCCTGCGCCTAGGTAATGAAATAGCTCGTAGTTACATCCGTTAATTCCATAAGCTGCACCATCTACGTAATCAAAATAATCACCTAATGGAATAAACTGACTAATTGCATATTGATTACGATTGCCGTATTCAAACGGAGCCAATCCTATATAATATGGTGATATGTTTTCGATTAGATTATATGGTGTATTGTCATCGATTAGTTTTGGACTAGGAAAGAACGCTGCATATGGTTGTGATGGGTTGTCGTTACCTATAAGTTTAGACTGCGCTTGATCTGCTCGCTGATCGTTAGAAAATCTGAAAAAACCATTTTTAGTTATGCTGGCAAAGCCTCTTGTTGTATAAAAATCCAAAAACTCTAATGGCCTAACCTTATCACCATCCTGTGACCATTCTTCTAGATTAGCATCACCAGATCCATCCTCTAGTATGTTTTTTGTGAATACAGTTTCTGTTGCTGGATTTATTATATTCAAAGTAACTGGATCGGTTGCTGTTGTGCCGAATTCGTTTGTTACCTCGCATATATAAATTCCCGACTTATCTTTTCTGGATTGTGTAGATTCAAAGACTAAAGTGCTTGTGTTTTCGAATCTACTGTCCTGTAGCACTAAGCCATTTCGTTTCCAAACATAACTTAGCCCTTCTTGTGTATTTCTTTTTGCTGGGTTGTTTGCTACTGTTGACATTGCAAATGCTGTGCCTTCTACAATATTGACAGTGTTATTAAAAAATAGGTCTGTCTTATCTTGATATATTAGCTCACCGTTGAGCCTGTCTACCCAAGTTGTCTGAGTTATATTGTCAATTGGTTGGCCTCCTATTGTTGGTGCCTGATTCACACTTGGTAATAGTGTAAATGTTGTAAATGACCTATCAGCAATGATCGAGCTGCTGCCTGATATTGCTGTTGCGATGTCTGCTCTCTCTCTTTGGTATCTAGTTATCATTCTACTGTTTGTCCAAATTCACGCCTGTCACGTGTACCTTCTATGTTTGGTGTTTCGCTTGTACCTATCACAACATCCAGATTAGGTAACGTCACCTGACTGCTTCTTATAAATATAGGCGATGCTGATAAATGGAATCCCGTTGCAAAGTGCCTAGGCTGACCATATAGTGGAAACACCTCTGATGGTGTTGGGTCTTGTGGTAATGCTGCCTTCTTAAACTTGTAGTTGTTTATGACAAAATCCTGATTACTGCTCTTATTTGTTGCAATATCTCTTGTGTAGCTTGGCATTAGTAATATTGATGGTGTTGTAAATCTCTTCACTTTATCTCCTGGTGCATCGAATTCGAATTGCTGAAAGCCTTCGTGTTCAAAGATCACCTTAACCCTTAGCTTGTTTGTATTTTCGTTTAGTTTAGGTATTTTTAACTTGCGCAGAAATATAAGCTGCCCCAAGCTGTGCTTGCTTGAATTAATGCCATTTTCCTCAAAATACTTATACAAATTATTAGTCCTACCTATCTGCTCTTCAAACCTCGCATTCTCGTACATGACATATCCAGTCTCATACACGTCACCAGTCCCATCCTGAGCTGCTGCTGTCTGCTTAATAACCTTAGATCTGTATGGATCTAGTAGCGGCCCATGTATCTTAACCAACGACGCACCGTTGTATTCTTCTATATAAACCCTTGTATAATCTTCTGCCCGCACTTCGACATAATCTAAGTTGGCCAATTGCAATCTCGGAAGTGGTCTTTGTATCTGAAATCCAACTAGATCAACCGGCACTCTATTATTTCCAGATGGTGGTTGTTGTAATTTCTTATTCAAGAAATAACTTACAGCGTTGCCCAAAAAACATTGCAAAGTTATTTGTACCCCTTCAACACCATACACAACACCCTTTATGTATTTTTGAATTGAATTAACATCTATATCTTGGTATATTTGTACCTTCTTGCTACCATCCTGATCATAATTAACTATCTTTGATCTTGTGAAGTATGTTAAGTTTCCTAACAGTGTTTTGTTTGGTTCCTTTTCAAAAACCGGAGCATTTGCGTCAACTTCGGAAGTAGGATTAAATGGTGTTATATCTAAATCCACATCATTAAAGTGGTCTGGATATACGTAACCTCTTACTGCCGCATCTCTAGCTTGGTTTCCAGTTAAGATGGTATTGTTTGTATTATTAGCCATCGTTTCTGTTACAACTTCACGACCGCCCGTTGACACCTCAGTCCATGATTGCAGCTGTTGACTGCCATTGCCGTTTGTGACTAAATTATTATATAAATCAGTCACGCCAATTGGATCTTGAACAACTATTGTCAACAGATCACCAACTACTGTGCCTACATCGTTTGTTACTTCACACGTATATGCTCCACTGTCTATTTCTTGTAGGTTGTTTAATTGCAGTTTATTTCTATTTGGTTGCGCTGTTGCTGTTGTTCTAATCTGAACACCGTCCTTTTTCCAAACATATTGTAGTTCGTTTTCACCAATCTTCGTAGTTACTTGTCCATTAACAATGTCAATACTACTATAGGCTTCAATCTGTAAGGTGATGTTTTGATTTACAATGGTTGTTATTGTATTATTCTCATCAACATAGAGCCCATACTCACCTTGTCTTTTTTCAGAGACTGATTTAAAATACGATCCAATCTCTCTTAATATAACTGGTGGCTCTGCTGGCGGTCCTGGATATAGTGTGTATACAGTTAAGTCCTCATTAAGTGAGGATGTTTGAGGTAGATTAATACGAACTCTTCCATTGAACATTACCTAGTAATCTTAAAGATAAAATCACGCTTCTTGTCAATATACAAAGTTCCGGTTGAATTAACAACTTTAAATACAAATCTGTAGTAAATTTCTGGCTGAAGACCATCCATCCACAAATTGATGTAATTGCCTGAGCTGTCACAGCTGATCTTAGTATAATTTTCATCAATTGGAATTACATAATCCTCCTTGTCTAGATATTTTACACCATAATAACTACTTGTTGGTAGGTAGTTGTTGGCGGTAACATATGATGATTGAGTTACGAAAGCTCTGGCTGGGTACTGGGCTCTTGCTCCAATCCTAAACCGAACTCTGCTATCCTTTACATACTCTGCTTGATTATTTTTTATATAAATTACGCTTGAGTAAATATCACCAAGTGGCGATAGCGAACCGGTAGCGATTGTGCTGTCGTCCCAAGCTACTTCCAGCTTAGGCGAATATATTGTATTTGTGTCTCTAGAGAAAAACTTTAGACTAAGAAAGGTGTTATCACTCGCTTCATCGATATCCGATTTCTTAATAACAAAACCGTCATTTGCAACTGAGGAGCTGAGCCATGCTCTTACAATGTTGGTCACATCCATACGCACATCCGTAGTTTGATAGCTAAACGACTGTGTTGCTTCGTATGCTGTATACCAAGTACCTCCTCCTCGATTTGACGCAAAGGAGCCAGTGCTACCAGCTGCAAATGATGCTGTTCGCCAGGCTGATCCTGTGTTTGTTGAGTTTAATCTATACGTCCACGATACCCCATCAGTTGTTGGTGGTATATTGCTGTAACGCCCTGTTCCCATATTCCAGCTCTGTGATACTGCATATGCATATAGTGTATAGTTTACTGGTATTTCTTCTGCTTCTGTTGTATATAGGCTTAAGTAAAACCTGGGATTTGTTACTTGTCCTGCATATATGCTCTGTGAAATCGCTGCTAGGTCAAATTTGAGTAGTGCTCTGCTATTATACGGATTCTCTGCACCATCAAAGGTTTTACTAATATCTAGGATAGCATCCAGTCCGGTATTAATAATTGACGGATTAGGTAGACCTGCTGTGGTTGACTCACTTGCCTCGTATATAGTTGCGTCCGATAGTGGATAAATGCCGTATATCATAATTAGAATGTTGTTATTGCTCCTTTAATATCTGTATTCGGAAACCTTACTTCAAATATGCTTGGATCTAAACTTGGATATATAATACCATTTTGAGTTGCTGCACTGATATCATACTCGATTGGTGAATAACCTTGTGTAGTATTGTTTAGATTGTAAATTATAACATTGCTTACGTTTTGAACTCCAGGTACTTGTAGCAAGGTATTATATATATCTGTCAAATAGATTGGCTGATTAACCTGCCATAAATCAATATTAAAGTAGTTTTTCATTGCTTCTACAGCCCTAATAATCACTTCGTTTGAGTTACTTTGCGGTGTTGCAACTATAGCAAAATTAACGCCTATATTAACGTAATATCCATCCTTTATGTTAATTGCATCAGTTAGCATTTTATACTGTGACAGATACATTCTTAGGTTGTTTTTCACAGCATCATTCAGCTCTGTTAACTGCTTCTGCGCATTATATCCTAGTACATACATATTTAGCGCTAGCGGATTCTTTATGTAATCACTCCCAACAACAGTTTCAAAATTTGCTTGCTCATCTGCTGCAATATATACCTTAGCCACGCTGCCAAAGGTTGACGGTAGCGATAGTGCTCTAATTATATAATCCTCTCTAGTTACAGCTCTATTTTGTGAGGTTAGTGTTGCTAACGCATTCTGCCGTATTTCTTCAATGCCTTCCTGAGATCTACCCCCACTTGCTGGGTTTGGGTTTAGAACCGCTAAGCTGTTAATTATCTGAGTATTAAGGATGCCTGTGCTTGCCGGCAATGCTGCAGTATCTGTCGCTACACCCACAATTGAATTTACCGTATTCGCAGCAACGTTGCTTGATACTCCACCGCCTATCAGGTAAGTTACTGTCAGCGTCGTATTTGCTGGCGCTTCACCGTATGTCTGTGTAAACACCGGATTTGTAGGATCATAACTTACGTCGTTGTTTATTATGCCAGTTGGCAGGTTTAGACCCAGATTCTCCTGCAATGGTAGTAGCTCCTCATCTGGGGTTGTCGATGTGCCTGAGCCAAATTGGATCTCTAGGCCTGCTGGAGTTACTCTTGTTATAAACCTCTTTGGTACCTTTTTTAATTTTAACAAATAAGGCGTCTCATCGCTATACACTGCTGACTCTGGATCATTGTAGGCTGTGTTTGTTACTTTCTCAAAAATAGTCTCCTGCGCTAAATAATCAACCTCGGTCCAAGTATTGCCGTCTGAATCGGTTATGCTTTGGATTCCAATTAAGTTACCGTCTGGGTTTGGCAGCTGTACTTTGAAAAACTTAGTAGCAGGACCTACAGTGAAGGTTGATGTTGCGGTCGTTGCTGATATGCCTTGAACTCGCTTTTTTGCTAAATAGTACTCTGGCTGGCCTGTTACCTGGTCTATTTGATAGACACTTATTGTTGTTGGACTATCATAAGTATCTTGCGAAAAGTCGAATCCATTACTAACAATAAAATTTATGTTATCAGCACCCACAACTTGCATGTTTGGTTCTACTCTAAGTGCATATCGCATATCGGGTGCTGTGTTTGCACCACTACCACTTGCTGGTAGTAGCTGATAAACATCCAAATCAACTACTGACGGGATTGCTAGTTTGGCTCTATAACCCATCGCCGCTGCTATTGCTAAGACGTTTTTACGCTCAGATGCATTTAACAATAAGCTCTCCTTTAGCTGGGAGTCTATATAGTAATTTAATACATCACCGACATACGCAGCCATTTCAATAAACATCATACCTGGTGATGCCTCGTTGAAGTCAGTGTAGCTGTTTGGATAGTAAACTTTGGCGAACTCAATTAAACTCTGCTTGAGATCTGTAAAGTTTCTTCCATAATATCTTATATCAGTTAGCGAAGGTGTTGCCATCTTATTGTGTTATTTGAAGCTCAATTGACTCCGTTTCTATAGTGTTGTTTAGTAAGCTAAAAGTTAAGCTGATGCCTAGTGTGTTTGGTTTGCCATCAGGTCTGTAAACGTCCAACTCTTGTATTGATATATAAGGTAGCCATGTGTTTATTGCACTCTCAATAGTTACTTGTACTGTATCTAGTAAAAAATCAGTAAGCGGCTCCATAACAATCTTATCCAAATCACATCCAAAGGTCGGCTGCATAACTCTCTCACCCTTGCTTGTTAGCAATAAATTGAGTAGATTTGCTCTTGCCTGCTTTATTGTTGTATAATTCATTTGAAAGTTTGCACCCCTACTATTATTCATAGGCAGATCTAGACCTAGCGGTATGTTCTGCTCACTAACTAAATCCGTAAGTACAAAGGTCTGTCGAGCCATTATTTTCCGCTTATTTTATATGATTCTTTCAATACAGTCGAATAATCTTTTACAAACACATCTGTCCCATCTGTAGCATCCAGTTCCTCGTAATCCTCTTTCCTCATCTGTGCCTGAGTTGCTCCTAAGATGCCGTTAATTGACGTCATATCGTAGTCCTCGAGGAGTGGTTCATCGAGCTGTACGTTAAAATTGAAGGCTTTGCGGGGTGGCGTGTTGGTTGAGTGCTTTCCCTCCTGCAGGAGTCGTTGCTCGGAAAGTATTTGTGTAACCTGAGTTTGTACCTGTTTTTTAACCTCTTCCTTAATTAGTTTTTTAATTTGCAGGACTAGTTGTTGTGTTTTTGACATAGCTTTCTCTTTTATTATAAATATACTCGTTTTTAATTATAACCCACCCAAGGTACGATTGTTGGAGCTGCTGGTGGTGGTAATTGTAGAACATATGTGCCATTTATTGTTGCTATATGCTGTTGAAATATTCTTGAGATTTCTCCTACGTAATTTGTAATACCTTCCTCGGCTGGAATATTTGCTGGCGGAGCTGGGAATGTGCCTGGGCTTATAACTACAACCGTTCCAGTTAAGCCAGTACCTTGCCAAGTAGCTCCAGTCCAATATGCCAGTAGTGATTGGTACAGAGCAAAGGTTAAAAACCGTCCTTCGGAATCAACTCGCTTCTTCAACCTAGCTTTCAGTTTACTATTTATCTGCTTTTGAATTTTCTCTTGTTTTTGCTTAAGCACTTCCTCAAGCGGCCTAGCCAACTTCGTCTCTACGAAATTATCAATTAATCGTTTGACTTTCTTATAATATTTTGCTAGTAAGTCAAACAACTTTATAATCAAACTTCCTTGGACCTCTCTACCTAACACATCCTTTGCAAACACTCGAGCAGGTTTGTAAAAAGTTTGCTCTACGTTGTATAAGTAATCTTGAACCGGTGTTACTGTAAATTGCTCCAATCTTAAATCTAGCACAAAATTCAATAGTCGCAGTGGATCAGCTCCGCTTTGTATTATTTCAATGAAATTGATAACGGCCTGTCTAACGCTATTCACTGCTTGGTTATTTGCTAAAGACAATCGCAACTGGCTCACTATTGCATCCTCATTCTGCTGTGTTAGCTCTTCCATCAGTTTTCCAATCAGCAAGACTGCATCTAATAATTTCCAGTTTTTCTTTATTTCAATAAGTATAGCATTGTTTGGCCGTTCATTTGCTATAATACGACTAAGTTGTGAGTAGTTCCTAAACAAGCTGTTCAGCGGTCCTTCGTTTGGCTGCAAGTTGATGCTCCCCTGCGCTAAATTACTAGCTATATTGGCTCCATCGTTAATTCCAGCTGCGGCAAATGCTACTGCCTCTGCAATAACAAATATATCCCTCTTTTGCTGTAGTTCCTCATCAACCTCTTCTTTTATAGAATTTGCTTTTTCTCTTGCAGACTCAACCTGCGCAATCTGCTGTTTAAACACAGTCTTTGCATATTCCTTTAATTTTAACTCAGCCTCTTCTCTATATCGTTCTACTCTGTTTGTTAGTTCTGCTATTTTTGATTCTAACTTAACCTTTATTTTCTCTATTTTAAGAAATAACTTATTTAGCTTTACAAAAAAATCCTTTGCTGACAGTCTATCGAAGAGGTCGGCATCTAATTGCCTGTTAGCTTTTTTATACGGTCTGCCATCTATAAGCGCGCTAATCTGCTCATAAGAATCCAGTGCGTCATAATACAGCCTCTGTCCTCTCACATATAATTGATTATATCTTTCTGATCTTCTTTGTAAGAACTCCGTTATGTCAAGCGGGCCCGCTAATCCGGCAAACACTGGTGCTAACAGTATAGTACTGTATCTATTTAACGACTGTTCAGTTAAATTGCGCAGCACTGTTCTAGTATTCAATTCTATGTCTCTAGCTGAAAAAACCAAAGCATTTGCTGTTGCAGCTGGATCGTTTATAAGGTTTGTTAAGCCGGTAAGCTTCTCTGTCCCTGATATGACCGATATGCCTAAATCTTCAAATTGGCTACTGATTTGATCGTACTGATTTTTGTATAGGCTACCTAGCTGCTCATACTGTAGCACTGTCTGTGTGGCTTCCTGTTCCAGTTGTGATACAAAACTCGTTATTTCACTTATCGTATCATCTATTAAACGAAAGGCTTCGGGTATAATTAATAGTACTCTCTGAACCGTCTGTATGCTATCATTTATTAGTCTTGCAATCTCTAGCGCCTTATTCACCCTCTCCTTAACTTCGGAGTTTATGACTTCAACCTTCTCAGCTATAAATTGTATCTTAGACTGGAGCTTTGTTACATTTGCATTCTTCAGCGCCAACTCCTGACCTTTTCTTTCTAAAATTATTTGGTACTTTTCAATTCTACTTGTAACTTCCCTCGTTATTCGTTCTAGTATAGTCTCTCTTAATCTTTTATTGGCTCTTAATCTCTTATTAATATCATTAATACGCCTATCTATTCTTTCCAAACCCTCTGATATGCTGCGAATATCAGGATCACTCGATGCCAGATCTGCTAGTAATATTACTGCTAGTCGTGGATTGATAACCGCTTCAACCACTTTAATGAGGGCTTGGATTAAGCCACTCAATTTGTCAAGGGTTGACTTGAGTATCTGGCCGGTTAGCGTTAAATCGCCAACTAGATCAGTGCCCAAAGATAATATGAATGATGGGATTGATGCTATCTCCTGCAGCTTAGCTGCTAAGTTAAATGGTGTAAGTCCATTTAATATACCACTAACCCTACCTGGTAGTGCCTGTACTACCTCTATCTTTGTTATATACTTATCTGGTAGTCCAATAAACGGTCCTGTCTGCTGCGCAGCTATTTGATCGAGCAACAGAGTAACATCACTATTCGCAATGTTATTAAATTGATCAACCTTATTGTTTACTGCTCTTATCGCTATCTGTACAACCCGCTCCAATTCTATGCCAACAAGAGCTAAATCCTGTAGTAGGTTCTTTTGATCCTCAATGGCTTGAAATAACTGAGTTTGCAGTTCTCTACCCTTACTCTGCAAAGTATCGATATTTGTTGCTATCTCTTCGATGTTATCCTTGAGTAATGATATATCGGCTGTTTTATAATACAGCTTGAGTATGTTGGCCATTAACTGTTCGCGAGGTGCTGAGGTTGTGAATGTTCCTGTACCTGGAACTGTGCCTGTTGGTGTGCCGGTTTGTATTGTTAGATTGTAATATTGTGCTATTTTTTCAGCCAACGCATCACCACCAAATACCTGACCTGCTGTTATGTCTGCCAGTAATGGTTGTTCGAATGTTGCCTTAAATTGTACGGGCATCAGTAGTTACTAAAATTGATTAAATAACGTGTACTGTAGGTTTTTTACTTTAGAAGTACGCCAATTCTGCATAAACGCATTGAAGTCGCCAGCAGTAGCCCAAACCTGGCAGCCGGCTGAATACCCGTTCACTCGTGTCGTTGTTCCCGTTGCTGATCCTCTGTGTATATTAATACCAAACAAACCGGTCTGCGTAGATGTACCGTCCCCTGCTCTTTTGTTTAGATTATTATCTCTATTTACGGTAACACCGCCTCGTTGCGTTCCTGCATCATATTTACCTTGATGCTTACCTATGCTGTGTACCTCATATTGACCTGGGGTTAGTACTGCTGCGCCGGTTGTGTTAAATTCCTTAAATCCACCCGACAAAACAGACCCTCCGGGATTCGTTGTCGATTTATAGTACGACAACTCACCGTTATTTATAACAATAAACATATCATCAAACTGATCATACGCATCAGCACCTGATCTGATACCGACTAACGCAAATGTTCTGTTTAATGGTCCGTATCCTAGTTGGGATGCCCGAGTCTGCAGCTGCTGCAATGTGTATTGTGGTATTGTGCCAATTGGTGGTGGTGGTTGTGGCGTTGCCGCTACGGCACTTTGATCCGATAGAGTTGTTACTATATTTCCTGATAAGTTATCATTAGCATCTGGTGGTGGTGGTGGGCCTGGATCATCTACTTTTAAATGACTTCTTCCGTCAACATATGCATAGGTACTTATCATCTCCGGAATACGTGCATTCAGCTTTTTTAAGTTATATTGGGAATCTCCAGCACTTATATATCCTGGACCGGCTGGTGTGTTGATTTGTACTGTCTGTATTGTTAAGATCAAATCACTCAACCAATCCGCTAGTTTGTTTCCTAGAATAAGTGGGTCATAATCTCGATCAGGAGTTGCAACATTACGCTCATTACCCAACACTGACAGCTCTGCTTTTGCAAGATCTCTCTGTGTTGGTGATACTGCCGATTCTGCTATATTGTTTACATTAATTTTAATTGGATCATTGAGTGTGCCAGTACCTAGCTGTGGCTGTACCGACAGATCAACGCCGCCTGGTATACCGGTCTCCTCTGGTGGGTTAGGTGCTGGTGCGGGTTTTGGTGTTGTGAATGGCAAACCTTTATTTGGTACGCCGAGAAACAAACCTTGATCACCAAATAAAGTTATCTCCTCATCTGTATCAACATTAAATGTACCTTTGCTCGACACTGCAATACCATCGCTACTAAATAACATTAAATAATCATCGTAGCTATTTAATATTATTCTGCCTGAATTTATCAGTATCTGCTTTCCAGCGTAAGTGTTCTCTTGGGTATTTGTATTAATACCTAGGAGCTCCTGCAATTCTACATCTGTCCTAGCTTCTGACGTGAATCCATCCTGGGGCCTAAATGCATCAATCTCAATAAAGATTGGATCTGGCTGCGCTATTTGTGCTGATGGAACTTGTAGTTCTGCGGCTAAGCCATCAATCCCGAGATTAGACGTACCTGGTGATCTCTGCTGTACACGATCTTTTATTTGATTATATGTTAGTTGTACAGATGCCATTATGTTGTAAAGATAAAGGTTGTTACTTTATACTGTTGATAAAGTGATGCTACATAGGCTGCTAGTTGTACTTGCCTTGCTGGGTCCTTGTCGTTTTGTACAGCCGGTGTGCGTATGGACTCTACTAGTGCATATTCACAGCGAGCTAGAAGGTCTACAATACTATCCCTTTTACCATCTCCAGATACAAGCTGATTTACATAACTTGTGCGTAGCTTTGTGTCAGCAGTTGTAGCCGATGCTACGTAATTTGCTCTTGCTGCAAGTAGTTTTGCTGATAACTTCACTAATTCCGTTGTTTGAAAACTAGCAGTTGAGCTTTGGATCTTATCGGCTAAAGTTGCACCTGGACCTGGAATTAGTGTATAAATTTTCGTTAGGTAGCTATCGTTGCTGGGCTGACCACTTAGCCATGCTGTAGAAAAGAGTTGAATGGCTAACCATGGATCGGCTGTACCTATTTCGTTATATTTGTCTTTTGAGTAGTTATAATATGCCCATGCAAAAAGTTGAACTATTGGCATACTCTCGCCAAGTATCTTAAACACCTCAGCTACGTAAGTTGGATTACTTCTCCAACCAGTTGCTTGTAATTGTGTTATGCCAGACTGCGCATACGTTGCGAAAATGGGTAGTGGATTATCTGTTTGCAGATACTCAAGCATTATTGGTGTTGTCAGTCCATTATATGCTGTTTTGCTTTTATCTTTAACATCTTGTACATAGCCAGACTGCCAAGATACCATCCACGGATACCAAACCCTCTCAAATACCATATTCTGTATGCCATAAGATAACGGACCATATCCTTCACTAACTCTAGCAGATGCTCTACTGTCTTGACCAGCAAGCTGAATTGCGTTCGTGAGCTGTGCTCTTAATGCCAATGCTGCATTTCTTACATCACCTACGCTCATAGTGTTGTCTTTGTTGGCTGTGGTGCGTTATTAGCTGGTGGTTGTAGGCCTAGATTAGTTCTCCAAGTTCGCAGGCCGGCATTTGCTATTTGCAACTTTAGTGATACTTGCTGGTTTTGACACAAATATACACTTGACCCATCTTTGTTAATATCTTCGACAGTCAGCTGCTCGAAATTTTCTTTGGATAAATCTAATTCAATATCCTCCGGCTGCCTTGTGCGCATGATAATAATTGGATCACCTGAGGAACCAACCTTAGACCAAGTTGATTGATTGTTATTAAGCTCGTCCTCGTTTGCAGGACCTATCACCGCCTGCCCGTAGTTGTTTGGATTTGCTATTGTTGAACCAAGTCTTATAGAATTGCCAAACCTACCTTGGACAATTGTATCCCCATCATAAGGCCTTAATCTTTTTATTTGTCGCCTTAAGAAAGTATTGAAGCGATCTTCATGCCTCTTTGCAGCTGTCTCCACTAAATTGACCGTATTACCGTCGATACTCTTTAGCAGCTTGGATGCAGTAGTGCCTGCAAAAGGCACTCCATTGTAGTTTAGTAGTGTTAGGTTTGTTATTGTACTAAGGTACACATCTCTAATCAAAACATCATTCCCAGATAAATAATCTCCAGGTGCTGCTTTCATTACAACTACAAACTCACCAGGTAGTGGTATCTTAGTTGTCGATATATCAACTGGATATGCTAAGGTTGCTAAGGAGCTCTCCTCTTTGCCTATATCGCGGCCACTATCAAGATTTCTCACAATCGCGGCACCAAGATCACTTTCCGATGTATATTTAGCGTGTTGTTTTGATAATACTACATCAACAACCTCAGCTATATACAACCTACTCCCTATTACCGACTTACTAGGTGTTGTGCCTGTTGATTCGTATAGGTTAGCTAACCCTTTAAATATTGAGCTAAACCTTACAGCCATTACTTTGCGCTATTTAACAGATTTTCAGCCTCTTCCATTAGCTGTCTCTTCTCTTCATCAGTAAGTCCAAATTCGTCAGATGATTTATTGGTACCTACAGATACTATTAATCGTTGCAATATTGCTGCCAGTCTGACAAGGTGATCGTCGTTTTTTACGGACACTTCTAAGTACTCTTTAATGAGTGGTACAACAAGTGATGCATCATTCAAACTTCTGATCATGCTACTAAGCTGCTCTACTAGTTTAGTTATCTGTGCTTCCTTCTTTTTACTGGTATTGTATATATCAGCCAAAACATCAGAAAAAGACTTATCGCTAAATATTACTGTATCCTTATCCATAAACGCTGCTTTTATATATATACTAGCTTTTATAATTTTTACTCAGCTGAGGGGCTATTTAATACATGCTCCTCTAAGTATTTCATTATCTTCTTACTTTGTACCCCTGCTATCCACTCTATAAAATTATCATAATAGCCATCCTTGCGTAGTTGTTCTACATCTACATTATTTGGATCAAACTCATATGCATTATAGTTTGGTGCAGTACCACAGACAGCGTTCCATGCACTAGCCTCGGATACTAGTAGCTCTTCCAATTCCTCCTTACGTATAATTATTAAGCCCACTAGTATACGTGGTTTTTGCGAATACTACCGTTTTTGATAAAATCCTGTTGCATGCACTTGTATTTTCCCTTAAAGTTTTTTACAACTCTAGTTATCTGTGGTGTTGATACGTTGTACATTTCTTTAATATATAAATAGATTGCCTTTTTGTTAAATAGGTCAATTTTATCTTTATGCTGTAGTAGCTGTATAATCGCAGCTACAATCTGTCGATCCTGAGGTCTTGTATATATGTATTCTAGATTATCATCCCAATATTCGATGAACTGGGCTACGAACATCTCAAGGGTCATCTCCGTTCTCTCTAATTTACTCTCATCCAAATCATAACTAAGTGCCGATGTGCCTCTGTCTGAGATGTCAGATATCTCAGTTCTGTTGATTAAACGCTTGTAATTTTTTCTAGTCTTTAGTATGCAATAGTTTCTTGCTACAACTGTAAAAAAGCTAAAGCCCTTTCCTTTATCTCTTGTGTAGTTTGGAAATTTCTCCAGTAGAAATATGACAACTGAATGTTTAAAGTCCTGATATGACTCGGAATCCATATAATAAAACTTATAACTGCGGATAACATTCTCCACCAATTTGTTTATAGCGTACTCAATTTTATTTTCATATACTTTACCACGTATAACTGGATCTGCTGTATTATTATATTCTATTATAGCCTCATCAACCTCGGGCCCGAAATACTCTTTCTTATTCTTTTTCATTTGATTCCTCTAAGTGTGTTTTTATAAAAGTATCCAGCTCATCAATGCACTCCTGCAGTGCTACAAAGGTTTGTCCCACCTCGTCGTCAGCCTTAAATGATCCTCTATGATCTATAATGTCCATTTCCATTTTTACATCACGTACGCGCTGTATCGCAGCATAAATGAAGTCGGCATACCATCGTGCATAAATAATTGCCATCTGCTCCCTTTTATACGCTAATTTCCAGCCGTGTACTGCTACTGCGCAGAATAATACTAGTATTACAACTACTATGCTTAAAAATACTATCATATTAGAATAAATTTCCAAAGATATCTTTCAACTCATCCGTACTCGCCTTCGTAGCTAGTGGATTTTCCTTTTTTACAGATTCCCTCTTTTGGCCGCTATTAGCCCACGCTTCGTACTCAATTCGAGCCGCCATCATGTCTGCGTGATGCAATAGTATGGGTAGGTGTGTTTTTAGTTTGGAACCTGGATCGTAGCTAATGTAGTATGCCTTATTTGCATCGTCATACAGGCCATCATGAGTTTTAATAGCAATCCACTCATTCATTGACATTGGTATGTTATGTTGCTGCAATAGAAATAGGCTCCTATCTTGGATTGGCATAAAGTCCGGAGCTGAGTTCATCTTAAACATTGCTCCTTGGTTTTTCCTGTGCCACTCAGAGTCGTTAGGTAAATACATCTCATGCTCAGCAGTTCCCATCTTACCTAGATCGTGATTGATTGCTGAGAAGATTAATTCCTCGGTTGTGTAGTTCTCAACACCATCAAAGGCGTTCCATACCTCTTTAAGATTTAATGCTATATTAGCAACGCGCATAACGTGATCAATATAACCACCCACAAATGCATTATGATGATGCTCTTTTGATGATGCTGGCATAGTTGATATGCGGTCTGCATATGTATTATAAAAATCTAGTAGCTGTTGCTTCCTTGGCTCTGAGATATGCTTATCTATCAGTGCTAGAAACTTTGTGTAGTTCTCTACAATTTGTTCTGGTGTATACATTATCGTAACTTTTTATTTATTGCTTTAATCTTCTTTTCTAGAGTCGTTTGTGTTTTCATTGTTTTTACCCGCCTTAGTGATGCCTTCAGCGTACCTAGTTCAGCAACAAGATCACTAGATTCCTTTTTGGTTAGCTTCTTTGTGACTTTTGGCTTCGGCTTGACAGCTGTTAATGGTAGCGTACCTTTTAAATCTGGTTGCTCTACACCTTTGTGATAAACTGTACCGTCTTTGTGTATATACACGGCCATGAATTTCCAACCTCTTGGCTTGTCACTTGGCTTCTTGTTAAGTACTTCTGTCTTGTCCCAGTAGTTATCAATACAGCACTGCCAGCATAACACCTTCTCCGCGGAGATAGTCGTCTCTTTTATGGCTGAACCACAGTTATAACATTCAATCATATTAGAACATGCCATCTTCAAGCATAACGCGTTCAATTGATTTCTCAACACGCATTTTTGCTTGGTTTAACCGGTTAATGATATCCTGGGTTGTAATCTGCTTAGATTGCAAATCCTGAAGTAGTGTGTGGAGCTTATTATCTGCTTCACTTAATAATTGCATTACAGTGTCTTTGTTTTTCATAATAACTAGTTTTTAGTAAATATAGGGAAATTTAAAAAAGAAACAAACAGCGCTGTATAAACTTGTTTTCTACCAATCTTAACTGCCTTTGTTATAACTGGAGCTGAGCCTCCGGAGTACATAATTTTTTGTATAGTTCGATCAAATTGCATTTTAGAGCTAGAAAACGTAATAAAAGTAGCGTGATCTAT